TCCTTCGCACCGGCGGCCATCTTGGCGTCTTCCACCACGCCGTTCAGGAAGTCGCGCCGGGTCTTGGCCAGCTCGAAGGGCGCCAGCCCCTCCTGGGCTCCTTCTTCCAGCACGGTGCGGACCTTGCGGCCCAGCTCCGGTTTGTGCACCAGGCCCAGGATGGCCATCCGCTGCTGCCAGCCGTTCAGGTTGTACTCATCCGACGCCAGCTTGACGAAGGTGGTGACCCGGCTCCAGGTCGTCTTCTTGCCGGTGGAGGGGTTCGGCCCGTGGTAGCGGCCGTTCTTCACCGGGAGCTTGGGCCGGAGCATCAACAGGGGGTCGTACTCGGTCTCCGGCACGTCTCCGGCGGACTCGGCATCCTCCTGTTCGTCCTCATGGCCGCAGCACTCCCGGCCGCGCCAGCCGCCTTCCCCGTCGGCCCGGATTTCGTCGCCTTCGGTGAAGCGCTCATAGCAGTTCGAGCACGTTCCGTCGTACCGGGATTCGAAGTACGGGGGCAGCGCGTCTTCGGGCTCCTCCTGCTCCCCGCGCAGGAACGCGTCCGCTTCGTCCGCACCGGCCACGCCACCGGAACCCAGGAAGGCGTTCGCCTCTTCGTCGGCCACCGCCTTGCGCAGCGCGGCGGCTTCCCGCGGACCCGCGACGGACGCCGGGGGCTCGATGCCGGACGCCTTCTCCCACTCCGCCTCCGCGGCTTCACCGGCCTTGACCGGGGGCGCCGGGACGTGGTGCGGCGCCGGACGGGCGGGACCGCTGACGGGTTCACCCGGGCCCATGGCGCCGGGGCCGCCGGTGGGGATCGGCTTGCGGTTGGGGTTGGGACCGCCGTGCGTGGTCACCAGGCGGGGGACGTACCGCGGGCACGCCGCGTTGTGCACGTCTCCGGCACCCTTCTTCTTCCCCGGGCAGGTGCAATCCCCGTCGGGGTCGTCCGCCCGGACGCCGTGCGACACGGCCCGGTCCAGGATGTCCTGGGCAGCCGCCTCCACGTCGTACGGGATGTCACCGGTGGCGCGCATCACGGTGGCCGCCTCCCGGTATTCGGTGGCGGTGGGCCGCAGCTCCTCCGCGCCGCCCGGTGCGGTGGGCTCCTCCGGCGCGGCGGGGAATCCGCCGGCCATCGTGTCCGGCTCCCCTGCGGACCGGTCCCAAGCGTCCGCCGCGTCACCGGTGGCCGGCCGGCGGCCGGGCTCCTCCGCGTCCCAGGCGTCCGCCGGGGCCGGGCGGTCCCATTCGTCACCGGCTGGCACGCCCGGTCCGGAGGCGTCGCTTTCCCCCAGGTCCGCGTCCGCCATGGGGTTGCCGCCGGCGGCAACCTCCTCCGGGGGGTCCCAGTGCGCCATGGTCTCCCGCGCGTCCGGGTCCCCGGCCAGCGCCTGGGTGCGGACGGTCTCCTTGGGGAAGTCGCTCCCGCCACCGCACGCCGGGTTGTCCGCGGAGGCGCGCTTGCCGTTGGCCGCGTGACTGCGCACACGGCCGTTGGCGGTCAGGGACAGGTCGTTGCGGGGGCACATCTGGCAGGAGTACCGCTTCGGTTCGGTCATCGCTTCCTTCTTCCTTCGCTCGGGCGCAAGCCCGGTACGGGGTCCAGCATCTCATCTTTTATTCGATCGGTGGAACTAAATCGGATACCCGGAAGGGTCATCCTCTCAGGAGCCGCTGACATCCGGTTCCGCGAAGAACACCCAGACACCCGCTTCGTTCTGCCCTGCGATGTAGCCGCCGGCGGCCAGGACGGGCTGTCCAAGGGTGAGGTACTGGTGGAGGGAGCAGTCCTCCAGCGTGCCGGCCAGCCGGTCCATCAGCGGGTGGCGGATGGTGAAGGTCCGGTCCCCCTGGTGCCGGGACACGTGGATGGTGACGTGGTGCTCAGGCTGCGCATGGTCCAGCAGAAGCCGGCTGGCCGCGTCCGGCATGGGGCAGTCGGTCTTCGGGCAGGTGAGGTACCCGCCGGAGCCGACGAACAGCCGCCCGTGCCCGCACGCCGGGCACCTGCCCTGGATGCCGGGCCACGCGGTGACCGGGCCCGGGGACGTACGGGCTCCGTCCAGGACGGCCTGGACGACGTGTGCCGCGGCGGACGCGGCGGAGGCGGGGACCGCTTCCGCGCGCACCTGCCCGGCGGTGGCGCTCATGGCGTCCAGCAGCCGGTCCAGCTCTGCGCGGACCGCCTTGCGGACCCGGGCCTCCATGATCTGGTCACGGGGTACGTCAACCACTGGCCTGCTCCTTCTTCTTCTGGCGTACAACGGTGTCGAACTGGCCGGTGGCCAGCTTCACGGCGATGGCGTCGTTCACGTCGCCCTGGGTGGCCGGGATCTGGGGGCGGATGCCCATCGAGCGCGCCAGCGTCAGCATCCGCTTACTGGCCAGCTTCCGGCGCCATGACGCCTGCCGCTCGACTCCGAAGGAGGCGTACGACTCGGCTTCGGTTTCGGCCCAGGCGGTGGCCAGGCCCAGCGGAAGCTCCTTGTGGAGGACCACCCAGCGGTCCGTCCCCCGGCCGCGCTCCGGTGCTCCCCCGACGTTCCACGTCCCGTTCGGGCGCGGCCACAGGAAGATGAAGCCGCCCCCGACGTAGATGAACATCACCCCCAGCGGGGTGCGCTGCCAGACGTGGCTGGAAGCGGTGAACAGGTCCAGCTCCTTGTGGCGGAGCAGGAAGGCGGTGTTCCCGGTGTGGGACTCCACCCGGTCCGCTTCCTCCTCCTGGCGGACGTAGGCGTCCGCCAGGGACTCCCCGTCCCGGATGGGAGTGGTCAGGGAGTCGTCCAGGTCGATCAGTGTCGAGATCTTCCCGCCGGTCCCCGCCACGTCCAGGACCAGTGCGTCCTTCTTGCCCGGCCAGGGCCGCAGGACGCGGCCCACCATCTGGATGAACAGCGGTGCGGACTTGGTGGGCCGCGCGATCACCGCGCAGTCGGCCATCGGGAAGTCCGCCCCTTCGGTGAGCACCATGCAGTTCACCAGGACGTCGATCGCGCCGGTACGGAAGGACTCATAGATCGAGAGCCTTCCGGGGACACGCTCCGCCCCGGTCCCGGTGTCCTCCCGCGGCGTGGCGCCGGAGACGTGGTGCGACCGGAAACCGGCCTCCCGCAGCGCCTCCACGGTCTGTTCCGCGGTGGCCACGGTCGGGGTGAAGATGATGGTCCGGCGGTCGGGAGCGTACTGCCGCACGATCCTGGCGATCAGCCTGGGTCCTTCGCAGTCCTCCAGCGCCTGGCCCAGGGACGCGGCGGAGTAGTCCCCGCCGGCGGTCTTCACCGCTCCCAGGTTCAGGTTGGCCAGCTCGATCTCCTGGCCGTGGGGGTCCACCAGGTGGCCCTTGCTGATCATCCACAGCACCGACCGGCTGAAGACGACATCCTCCCAGACACGGCCCAGGCCGATCCCGTCCCCGCGCGCCAGGGTGGCGGTGAACCCCACACACCGGGTCACGTCCCCCCAGCCGTCGTCCTGCGGGGATGTCAGGTCCCGGCTGGCGAAGCAGTCCAGCGCGTCCAGAATGCGGTTGTAGCTCTCGGCTGCGGCATGGTGGCATTCGTCCACGATGACCAGGCCGACGCGCCCGTACCGCTCCTGGGCCGCCAGGAGCTTGTCCATCCGGGTCTTCCTGGCCAGGGTCTGCACGGAGCAGACCATGACGTCCGCGTGGACGTCGTTGTCCCCCGCCTTCACCTTGCCGATGACCAGGTCCGGCGCCATGGCGCGCAGCTTGGCCAGCGTCTGGTCCGCTAGTTCGTCGCGGTGGACCAGGATGACGACACGGTACGGCCGTCCCCAGGACGCGTTCGTGGACGGCTTCCAGCTCTCGATGAACTGCCGGGCCAGCCCGGAGAAGATCACGGTCTTCCCGGCGCCGGTGGGCAGCACGACGGCTGGCCGCTGCATGACGGTCCAGGCCGACCACACCGCGGTGATGCACTCACTCTGGTAGTCCCGGAGACGGATCTGGGTCTGCGGCGCCCGGGTACCGCGCAGCGCTGCGGGCACCGGGGGGCTGAAGCTGTCGCTCACGCCTCCTCCATTCCCGGGACGGCCGCCGGCACCGGGGCGGTGGCCGCCCGGCGCCAGGACGTCCAGTTCTTCAGGTAGACCAGGAAGTACGCGGTGGTCCCGGCCATGAAGCCGTACTGACCGGTCGTCACCGCGTAGGCGCCCCAGAGCGTTTGCGTCCCCATCCCCAGCAGCCACCCCCAGGTCTTCTTCTGGCCGGTGACCCACATGCCCAGCAGTCCGAACGGCGCCAGGCCGTAACTGCCGTACTGGATCATCCATTCGCGCATCTTCTTCCTCATTCCTCACGCAACGGTACGGAGACGGCAGCGGACCGGACGCCGTGCCCGGTCCGCCACCGGTCACCTGGCCGGGACGATGCTGATCCTGGGCCAGAGCGTGGCCGGGTCCTGGGGGATGTCCGGGTGGGAGGCGCGGATGTGGCCCAGGATCTCCCCGAAGCAGGCGTCCGGGTCTTCTTCGCTGATCTCCTCCTGGTGGGAGCACTCCGGCGCCGGGCAGGCGAACGCTTCAGCGGCCATCGGAATCCTGCTCCCCTTCCCGGACGTCCTGCTCCGCCAGCAGACGCGCGATGGCGCCGGGCGGAAGGACCACCAGTGCGCCGTTCTCATCATCCGCCGGGTACACCAGCTCCCGGGCGGCCCCGGCGGACAGGTAGCCCGCCAGCATGTGCTCCATCACCTCCGCGAAGGTGGGTCCGGCGGTGGCGTACGGCCCGGCGCCCGGTCCGCTGACCGCGAAGTCCGGCGGGTCCTGCTCCCAGACCAGGTTCACGGGCCCGTCCCCGCTGTCGTCCAGCGGAAGCCCGTTCTGGCCGCGCCGGACCGCCTCTCCCAGGGAGGCGATCCAGTCCGCTCCGGTCTGTGCGGCCAGCTCTTCGGTGCGCCGGGCCCGGTCCACGTGGTTCCGGGTCCGCTCCGGCATGGTCTCCGGCTGCTCCAGGGAGATGCGCTCCGCCAGCTCCAGCGCAGTGGCCGCCATGGAGACCAGCGCGGAGCGCTGCTGCGGCGCGGAGACGCTGCCGGCGGCCAGCGCGGCGTGGACGGCTTCGAGAAGCAGCGTCTCCGCGGTCGGGACCAGCTCCCGGGCCTGGGGGCCGGTGGCTCCGGCCGCCGGGTGGTTGCGGCTGTGCAGCAGCCCCACCCAGGCGGAGAAGCGGCGTCCGGTGAGCGTCACTCCGTCCGTCGGCCGGAAGCCGATGACCTGGCTGCGGCATTCCAGCTCCCTGCCGCGCTGCGCGGTTTCGGTGAGCAGGCACATCCGCAGGGCCCGGCGTACGGGGCCGGTCACGACCGTGCCGCCATCTCCGCCGCGGTCAGGTGGACCGTACTGTCCGGGCCCTGGCCGCACCGGCAGATACCGTGAAGGCGCCCGGCGCCGCCATAGGGGTGACGGGTCCCGTCCCCGGCGTCCAGCAGCGCGTCCAGCCGGCCGGACCGGCGCTCCACGTAGGCGCGGACCGCCTCCCGGGGGTCGTCGGTGAAGTCGTGGAGCGCCACCAGCGCGGTGACGGCCACGTCCAGCAGCTCACCGGCGACGTCTTCGCGGCTGTGGGTGACACCCTTGCGCGGGTTCTGGCCGGTCATGCCGATGTACGCCTGACCTACTTCCCCGACTTCCTCCACCAGCTTCAGCAGCCGCATGGACACTTCGTGCGGCTGTGTGCCGCGGGCCCCGCGGAGCCAGGCGGCCACCCGGGTCACATGCAGGAAAAACGCGTCTCCCATATTCCTCACACCCTCTTCATCATCACGTTGTGGACGTACCAGCGATGGGACCGGTGGCGCACGGGAGCGCGCTGTCCCTCACCGCGGCCACAGTTCTTGCAGGTCTGCTTGCAGTCCAGCCAGGCGTTCTCCCGGCGCTTCCAGCCGCAGTGCGCGCACTGCCAGGAGGAGCAGGTCTGGCACACGGGGCCGCTGCGGTGCGCGGGACGCGCCGCGGTGGGCAGGTGCGCCGGGCCCGACACCCCGCGGAACCGGATGCGCAGCGCCTCCAGGGTGGTGGCGCACCGGTCGCACATCGGGTGGGTGTACGGCGTCTGGTCGGGGTCCATGGTCCAGGCGCGGCACCGGATGCAGCGCGGACCGCGCGCCTGGACGGCCGCCAGCACCGCGGCGAAGGACACACCCCACAGGGCCGGGTCCGGAACAGCCGGCTCCGCAGTGGCCGTACGCTGTGCTCCACTGCTGCCGGCGGCATTCCTGATCTGCATTGTTCCTCGCTTCCTTCTTCCTGGTACCCCAGACTATGGAAGGTGACAACAGGTGTCAACCGGTGACAGGAGGTGCTACGATCCAGGCATGGAGAGAACCATGATCACCCGCCGGGCCGCCGCGGACCGGGCCAAGGTGTCGCTGCGCACCCTGGCCCGGCTGCTGGCCAACGGCACGCTGACCAAGCACAAAGACGCGCTGGGACGCGTCTGGGTGGACGAAGCGGAGGTGGACGCGCTTGCCACCCCGCAGCCGGTGGCGAAGAAGACGGCCTAGCACGACAGGAAGAAGGAAGCGATCATGGCTGAACAGCCGATCAAAGCGATCCAGACCCGGTATGCGGGGTGCCACTTCCGCAGCCGCCTGGAGGCGCGCTGGGCCGTGTTCTGGGACTCCCTGGACTGGCCCTGGGAGTACGAGCCGCAGGGGTTCGACCTGCCGCACGGACCCTACCTCCCGGACTTCTCGGTGACCCCCTACCCGGAGCGGTCCCAGGGGCCGGTCTGGTTCGAAGTCAAGCCGCCCGGCGCGTCCGACGACATGCGCTGGCCGGAGCTGGCGGTGATGACCGGAATCATGATCATCACAGCGAAGGGGATGCACCGGCGCGGGGACAACTGCTCCGTGGAGCACACCGCGGAGGTCTTCACGCCCGAAGGCCACCGGGCTGGCGTGGACCTGTGGGCGCACGTCGGGGGACAGCACTGGGACGCGGCCAGCTCCGCGCGGTTCGAGCACGGGGAGCGGCCGGCACAGCACCGCACGCGCCGCCGGGGCCGGGGGAAGCGGTGACGATGACCGGAGAGCAGACCGGCGCCGCTCCGATGGGGGCGGCGGACCTGTCCCAGGGGCACGCCGAAGAGCTGGAGTCGAGCTGCATCGACGCGGAGCACGTGGCCGCCCGCGGGTACCGGACACTGTTCGGCACCGACGCGGACCGGCTGGAGCTGAAGAACCTGCGCATCCCGCGCTTCATGTGGCGGGACGACAGCGCCTTTCCCGGGCTGCTGATCCCGGAGTACCGGGTCACCGGGGAGCTGATCGGCTACCAGTTCAAGCCCGCGGTGCCGCAACGGGGGTCGGACAAGAAGTTCGTGAAGTACGCCTCCCAGGCCGGCACCCCGAACCACCTGGACGTCCCGCCGCTGGTGGCGGACAAGGTCCGGGACCCGGACAGCCCGCTGTGGATCACCGAAGGGATCAAGAAGGCCGACTCCCTGGCGTCCCGGAGCCGCGCGGTGGTGACGCTGACCGGCGTCTTCAACTGGCGGAGCAAGCTGGGCACGCTGGGGGACTGGGAGGACATCCCGCTCCAGGGCCGCTCCGTGGTGATCTGCTTCGATGCGGACGCCCGGGAGAAGCGCACGGTCCTTCTGGCCATGCGCCGGCTGGGCACCTGGCTGGAGTCCAAGCGCGCCAGGGACATCCGGTACCTGATCGTCCCGTCAGAGGTGAACGGCACGCCGGTCAAGGGCGTGGACGACTACTTCTGTGCCGGCGGCACGCTGGCGGACCTGCGGGACCACGCGCTCCGGGAGCTGCCGTCCGACGGGGCCCAGGACGCGGCCTTCTCGGACGCGGTGCTGGCCGACACGGTGTGCAGTGAGGAGCTGGAGGGGCAGTTCAAATGGTCGGCCGGCATGGGCTGGATGACCTGGACGGGGAAATTCTGGCGCAAGGCGACGGACGCCACGGTGACCGAAGCCGTACGGCTGTGGGCCCTGACCCAGTTCGAACGGACCATCGACAAGCAGAAGGCCGACCCGAACCGGGACATGCGCTCCCAGATGGAGGGGTGGCGGAGCGCGCTGTCCAAAGGGAAGCTGACCGCGCTGGTGACCCTGTCGCGCGGCATCCTGGAGTGCTCCCCGGACGATTTCGATTCGGACCCCGACCTGTTCAACTGCCCCAACGGCATCCTGGACCTGCGCACCGGCGTACTGGTGCCGCACGACCCGGACCGCCTGATGACCCGGATAGCCGGCGTGGACTACATCAAGGGTGCGGAGCACCCCGACTGGTTCACGGCGCTCCAGGCGCTGCCGGAATCGGTCCGGGAGTGGTTTCAGCTCCGCATCGGCCAGGCCATCACCGGTCACCTGACCCCCGACGATCTGGCCGTCATCTGCCAGGGGGGCGGGGAGAACGGGAAGTCCACGGTCTTCAACGCGCTGATCACCGCGGCGGGCCGGTATCACATCATGGTGGCGGACCGGGCGATGCTCGGGAACGCCTCCGACAACCACCCCACGGAGATGATGGACTTCATGGGGGCCCGGTTCGCCATGCTGGAGGAGACCCCCGAATCCCGGCGCCTGGACACCAACCGGCTGAAGAAGCTGGTGGGCACCCGGGAGATCACCGCACGCGGGATGCGCCAGGACGACGTCACGTTCGAGACGACCCACTCCCTGTTCGTCAACACCAATTTCCGCCCGACCGTGGATGAGACCGACCACGGGACCTGGCGCCGTCTGGCGCTGCTGAAGTTCCCGTACACGTACCGCAAGTCCCAGTCGCTGGTGAAGGGCCCCAACGACCGTCTGGGGGACCCTTCGCTCCGCCAGCGGGTGGAGACTCCGCCGGTGATGGAGGCGGCGCTGGCCTGGGCCGTGGAAGGCGCGCAGCGCTGGTACGGCATGGACCGGATCATGCCGGAGCTGCCGGAGCTGGTGGTGGCCGACACCCTGGAGTGGCGCAAGGAGTCGGACCCGATCCTCCGGTTCATTGACGACACGCTGGCCTTCGACCGGTCCAGCCACATCCACACGGTGGACCTGATGGAGGTCTTCACCAAGTTCATGGACGACCGCAAGTCCCGGCAGTGGTCGGAGAAGACCTTCGGGAGCCGGTTCGGCGGTCACGATCTGTGTGCACAGAACGGCGTGGAGAAGAGGAAGATCAGGAAGACCGAAGGAAGATCAACACTACAGACCGGAGTCGTGGCGGGAGCCACGTACAACGCCTGGATGGGGGTCAGATTTCAGGGTCCGGAGGACGGAAAAGTGTCCGATCCGGGTCCGGAAGACAATTCTGGACCGGAAGATCCTTTCGGAGAACCGCAGGTAAATGGGGGTGAGCAAGATCATGTTCCCGGTGTTCCCGGTACGGCGGTTAACGCTCAAATGCCCTACGCATGGGAGCTTAACCCGGGAACCGGGAACACCGGGAACAGACACGAACAGGTAACGAATGTGAAGGAGATGTGCGTGTCTGATATGCCCGAATCCGACCACGCTCCGCAGGTGACTTTCTTCGACCTGGAAGGCGCCAGCGCGGACGAATTGTTCACGTACGGTGACGGTTTCGTGAGGTTGCCCGGCATGGCCACCGGTGACGGGGACGTGCGCACCGGCGTGCCGGTCCGGGAGCTGGTCCGGGCCCTGGAGAACGGTCCGTCCGCCGGGCACAACATCATGGGCTTCGACGGCCTGGCCCTGGCCTTCCACCACGGGATGGACTGGGAGAAGTTCTGCGAAGGCGCGCAGGACACGGAGATCAACGCCCGGCTGGCCGATCCCCCGCGCTCCAAGGAGTCCGGGCGGACGGAGGACCGGTACGACCTGGACCACACCGCGGCGAAGCTGGGGGTGGCCGGGAAGACCGACTCCGCCAAGCGGCTGAAGGACAAGTACGGCGGCTACGACAAGATCCCGCTGGACGACCCGGAGTACCACGCCTACCTGAAGGGCGACGTGGAGGCCACCCGCCAGGTGGCCGCGCTCCTGCCGACCACGGAGTACGGCAAGCGGGAGCACTACCTGGCGTCGCTGGCCGGCCGGATGACCCTGAACGGCTTCCGGGTGGACGTCCCCCTGCTCCGCCGGCGCCTGGTGGAGGGACAGGCCAAAAAGCGCGCCGCCATGGAGGAACTGCGGGAGAGCACCGGGCTTCCGCTGGGCCGGGAGGTGATGCGGGGCCGCGGGAAGGCGAAGACGCCCGTCTTCGAGCCGTTCGACTCCCCGTTCAACACCACGGAGGGCAAGCAGTGGCTGGCGGACCTGTGGAGCCAGTACGGCGTGAAGCGGCCCCCCAGGACGGCCAAGGGAGCGCTGTCCACGGCCGCGGAGGCGCTGAAGGAGGTCTCCGGCCACCCGCGGTGCCCGGAGGAGCTGCGACGGACCCTGGACCTGATGGGGATCATCACCACCACCCGGACCGTCTACCAGACCGCTGCCACCTACCTCACCCCGGAGGGACGCGTCCACCCGTCGGTGTCCATGCGCCAGGCGTCCGGGCGGTGGTCGGTCACCAACCCCGGTCTGACCGTCTTCGGCAAGCGCGGCGGCCGGCACGTGGAGCGGGACATCTTCATCCCGGAGCCGGGCCACGTGGTCATCACGTGCGACCTGAGCCAGGTGGACATGCGCGCGGTGGCCGGGCACTGCCAGGACCAGGCGTACATGGCGCTGTTCGAGCCGGGCAAGGACGTCCACCAGGCGATTGCCGATCAACTGGGCATCGCCCGGCAGGACGCGAAGCAGTTCGGCCACGGGTACAACTACGGCCTTCAGCTCAAAGGCGCCATCGAGCGCGGCATGGACCCGGACCTGGCCAAGACGTTCTATGAGGGCATGGCCACCCAGTTCCCGGAGAAGAACGCCTGGACGGAGCGGGTACGGGCCGACGGCCGCCAGGGGCTGCTCCTGGACAACGGCTTCGGCCGGATGATGCGCTGCGACCCGGACCACGCCTTCACGGTCGCACCGGCCCTGATGGGCCAGGGAGGTGCCCGGGACATCACCTGTGAGGTGCTGATCCGCCTCATGGCCCGGCATCCTGAGTACCGGGCCTACCTGCGCGCCTACGTCCACGACGAATTCGTCTTCTCGGTCCCGGAGGACCAGGCGGAGGAGATCGGCGCGGAGATCACCGACGCGTTCACCTGGGAGTGGCGCGGGGTCCCGATCCTGTGCGACCTGGCCGGGCCCGCGGAGAGCTGGGGATCGGCGTCCGCGAAGTAGCGGGCACCGCCATGGAAGAAGGAAGAGATGACGGAGCAGCCGTTCCAGTACCCGCCCGGTGTGGACCGGGACCAGTACGACCTACAGACCTACCTGGAAGCCGGTACGGAGGAGGCGATGGCCGCCGGCCGGCGTCTGGACGAACGCGCGGTGGCCGCCTTCCGGGCGCGCCAGGGGGAGCACGAACGCGGGGAACAGCCGTGAGGAAGGTGTGGACCACACGCAAGACGCGCCGCGTCCTGGCCGTTCTGGCGGACCCGCGGACTTACGGGGAGCCGGTCAGCGCGGCCCGGCTGCACTACCTGACCAGGTACCGTCCCGGGACGCTGTACCCGGTGCTGGACGAACTCCTGCGGTGCGGCTGGATCGAGCCGGCCAGCCAGTACCTGAAGGAGCCGGGTTACAGGATCACCGAATACGGGGTCCTGAAGGTCTACCACGCACTTCGGAGGCACGGATGAAGATCACGGGTATGGCGCGCTTCGCGTCCGGAATCCTCCGCGCCGGCGGGGGTGACGACCGGGGAACCGGGTGGGAGACCTACCTGGAGCACGCGGCGGCCATGGGCTACTGCCAGGAGCTGGCCGAAGAGCTGGTCCGGGCGGGACTGAGCACGGAAGGCGCCCTGGGAGTGATGGCTTCGGGCGGTCTGCTGCCCGGCGCCGCCGGAGGCTGGCCCGGCCGGGACGCCGGTTTCAGTTTCGGGGACAGCACCCTGGCCCGGCGCGTTCTGCTGCCGCTCAACCCGGGGGACTCCATGGACACGCTGCTGGAACAGGTGGCGGCTGCGGCCCGGACGGGCGGGTACTCGATGGCGGACGTCGCGTACGGACTGCGGAGGCTGGCCGATGACAGCCACTGAACTGGAGCAGCCGGCCGCCGTACGGACCGCCTGCCCGTGGTGCCGGAATCCGGACGTGCTGGTCTGGAACGGCGTGCTGTTCCCGCACGGCAGCACACGGGACGGCTGGTGCCCGGCGCGCGGTGAGACCCCGCGGTCCGCCGCGCGGATGGCAGCCCTGCATGAGGAGATCCGGCTGAAGGGACACCCGTGATCTTCTGCCGGAAGCGGTACGGACGCTGGTACTGGGTGTGCACCCGGTGCCGTCCCTGGACGTCGGGGTCCGCCCGCGGTTTCGCGCGGCTGCTGGTGAGCCTGCGGCACCACGAACGGGTCCGGGGATGCCACCATCGGGTGATGGCGGAACGGACCAGGAAGACGGAAGAGGGATCATGGACGGACTACTGCGGCGCTGGAGCAGGCGGCGCCGGGCCGCACGCGGCCGGGGGCTGAAGCTGGCACTGCCGGACGGCCGCTGGGAGGCTGCGGGCCGCGCGCTGCGGGACGCCGGGCCGACCGCGGAGCAGTTCGCGGACCGGATGCGCGTCCTGGGGGCTCCTACGGCAGGGGACTTCGTGGAGCAGATGGAAGCGCTCCGGACGATGCCCGGTATCACCCGGCAGGAGGCGGACATCATTGCGGAAGACGTCCGGGACATTGCGGCCGGCCCGCAATACCGGGAGTGCGGCTGGCGCCTGGGACTGTGCAAGGGCTGTTCCCGGTGTGATCCGGATGCGTGATCATAATCGCGGGAGGTGAAGATCATGACTCTCGTGATCGTTCCGCGCTGCCCGCGCCGGAACCTGAACGGCCGGATGTGCGCGTACCCGGCCGGCGCCGGAACGCGGCACAGGGGCTGGGGTGTCTGCCGCTGGCACCGCGGCCAGTGGACATCGGTGGAGAAGACCTGGGAGGCAGCCATGGAGCTGGCCGAAGAGCTGGACATCAACCCCCTGGAAGCGCTGCTGCAACAGGTCCGCTCCGCCGGGGCGCACGCGGCATGGGCGGACACCCAGCTCCGGGAGGCGATCCGGCGCGCCGGGCAGGAGGGGACCGAACCGGGCGATGAACCGACGGCCGCGGTAGCGCGCTGGCTGATGGAGTCGCGCAAGGAGCGGGCCCTGTTCAGCAAGATCAGCAAGGCGGCCGTGGACGCCGGTGTGGCCACCGCGCTGCTGGCCCGGATCGACATGGAATCGACGGCCGTCGCGGAAGCGGTCATCGCGGGGGTGGACGCGCTGGACCTGCCCGGTGACGCGCGCAACCGCGCGCTGGCCGCAGCCCACGAACGGCTCCTGGCCATCTCCGGTCCCGCACAGGACGAAATCCTCCAGATCCCCGAAGCCGGCTGATCCTGTCAAGACCCCGCGGCCGTGAATCGGTGGCGGGATGACCTGCGGAAATAGCCGGACCGGTCAAACTAAATAGCCTTGATCGCCAGAACGTCGCCTAGGCTGCGCGGACCTGTCCGACTACACCCCAGGGATGACCATGATCAGGCGTACGATTCAGATCAGGACGGTTGCCGTCATGGCGGCCACGGGCGCGGTGCTCACGGTGGGACCCGTGGACGCCGCGCCCGTTTCCGTGTGGGACCGGGTGGCCGCGTGCGAATCCGGCGGCAACTGGTCGATCAACACCGGGAACGGCTACTACGGCGGGTTGCAGTTCTCCGCCGGGACCTGGAGAAGCTACGGCGGCGCGGTGTACGCACCCCGCGCGGACCTGGCGTCCAAGGGGAGCCAGATCAACGTGGCGGAGCGCGTGCTGGCCGGCCAGGGCCCGGGAGCGTGGCCCGTGTGCGGCCCCCGTGCCGGTCTCCACCGCGGCGGAGCGGCCCCGGAAGCCGCGCCGGCGGTCCGCAGCACCGGGAAGCACCGCAAGGCGGCCGGAGCCCCCGTACCGCGCCGCCACAGCGCGCCGCGGACCGCCTCCTCCGCGCGCTCCACGCCCGGCGGCACGTACACCGTCAGCGCCGGGGACACGCTGTCCGGCATCGCGGAGCAGCACGGCACCGCCTGGCCGGCGCTCTACGCGGTGAACCGCGCGGCCGTCGCGGACCCCGACCTGATATTCCCCGGCCAGGTGCTCCGCCTCCCGTAACCTGGACGGCGCGCCGGTCTACGTGGCAGCCGGTGAGAACGGCGAAGGGCCCCCGTCCACCGTGGACGGGGGCCCTTCTGCGCTGTCGTACACCCGTGGAACACCCTACAGCGAAGCCCCCGGTGGCCAGACCAGGGGCTTCCCTACTGTGGAGCCAGCAGCAACCAGGAACCACCGTACAACAGCGCCCCCGCGGGCTGCCGGGTCTTCCGCGGAGGCGCTGCTTCCCGGGGTTGGACCGACCCCGGCGGCCGTGATCGACCGGGAAGCGAGGAACCCGGGACCATGCGGCCACCGACAGCGTAGCGCGGACAGGTCTCCGCAGTAGCCTTATCCCAGTCCACCGAAAGGAAGACCCCCAGTGCCGTACGAGACGTTCCACGAACACACCCACCGCTACACCCCGACGGACCCCCGGCTGGGCCGTCACGTCCGGCACGACAGCCGCAGCGAGCGGTACGCGGTCGGTGTGCTGCCCAAGCGCGCCGTGAAGAAGGTCCGCTGGACGCGCCGCATCCCGATCCTGAACCAGGGCAACCTGGGGAGCTGCACCTTCAACGCCTTCACCGGCCTCCGCGGTACCGACAACGCGGCCGGTCCGGGGGTCACCTCCATCACCGTCGCCCCGGCGGCTGCGGCCAAGAGCCAGGGCTTCTTCACCGCCGGGGACCACGTGCTGGATGAGGACTTCGCGGTGGCCGGCTACAGCCTGGAGACCCGGCTGGACAGCTACCCGGGCCAGTACCCGCCCACCGACACCGGCAGTGACGCGCTGGGAGCCATGGCGGCCGGCCAGGCACTGGGCCTGGTGGGTGTCTACCAGCACGCGTTCAGCTACGCCGCGGCCGTCTCCGCGGTCCAGTCCGGCGGTCTGCTGTGGGGCACGCTCTGGCTCAACTCGATGTTCGACGTGGACAAGAAGGGATACATCAGCGTCATCACGTCGTCCGGGGAAGCCGGCGGACACGAACTGGTCCTGTCCGGCTACGACCCGGAGAACGACGAATGGACCATGGACAACTCCTGGGACTCCGACTGGGGGCAGGACGGCAGCGCCAAGATCAAGGGCGTCCAACTGACGTGGCTGCTCTCCCGGGACGGGGACATCACGCTGCCCACCTGGACGACGTCCGTCCCTCCGCAGCCGGTCCCCGATCCGCCCGTCCCGCCGGTCAGTCCCGCCGTCACGGACGACCAGCTCTGGTCCACCGTCCAGGCGTGGCACGACGGCAAGCAGGCGGCATGATCAGGAAGAAGGGTGGTCTGCCGTTCCCCTTCTCGTTCCTGGTGGGCGGTGAGCCGGTGTCCGGCGGTCCCGTCCCGGACGCGCGCAGCGTCACCATCAGCGGGGAAGGGCTCCAGATCAGCGGATACGGCAAGGACGACGTCCTGGCGATCCTGGTCGTGCTGAAGGACCAGGCCGGCGACGCCTTCCACAGCGTTCCGGACGCGCCCCGGGAAGGCGGCTACGCGTGAACAGGCACCCGGTGGCCCTGAACGCCTCCGTCCACTACGTCAGCCACGGCACGCCGGTCCAGACCGACGGTAAGCAGGCGTTCGCATCGGTCTGCCGTGCCGCGGACGTGACGGAGTGCAGCCCGCACGACTGGTTCCGCGTCGGCCTGTGCGTGAAGAACCCCACCGGGTTCTTCTTCCACCCGCTGGCCGCCGGAGGATCGGCCCAGGCACCCCAGGACGATGCCACCGGAGGTCTGGCCGTTCTGGTCCCCGGAAGCTGGCACTGGCCCGACCACTGCCCGAACCAGGAGGGGATGTGACCCGGGTACTGCTCACCGGTGCCGCCGGGTTCGTCGGCTCCCACCTGCTCCGCCATATCCTGGCCACCACGGACTGGGATGTGGTGGCCCCGCTGACCTTCCGGCACAAAGGACTTCCGCCCCGGGTCTGGGGATCGGTCAAAGGTCACGACCCGGAGCGCGTCAACGTGATGATGCTGGACCTGACCGGCCCGGTGGACGCGGTGTCCCGGCGGCTGATGGGGGACGTGGACGTCGTCATGAACGTGGCCAGCCTGAGCCATGTGGACGACTCGATCCGGCGGCCGGTGGCGTTCGTGGAGAACAACGTCAGCCTGATCCTGAACGCGCTGGAGCTGGCGCGTCACCTGCGGCCGAAGCTCTTCCTCCAGATGAGCACCGACGAAGTGTACGGAGCGGCCCCGGCCGGCCGGGACGCGGAGGAGTGGTCCGCCATCGAGCCGTCCAATCCGTACAGCGCCAGCAAGGCGGCCCAGGAAGCGATTGCGTACAGCTACTGGCGCACCTTCGGGGTTCCACTGGTGATCACCAACACCATGAACATCTTCGGGGAGATGCAGGGACCGGAGAAGTTCGTTCCCAAGATCATGAACAAGCTGCTGGCCGGGGAGTCGGTGCCTGTGCACGCGTCCCCCGACGGAGTACCCGGCAGCCGCTTCTACCTCCACGCGCGCAACCTGGCCGACGCCTGGGTGTGGCTGGCGCGCCGGTACCTGGACGGCTGGCCGGCGTCGCGCCCGGCCGCCTACACCAGCGGGGACGTCCGGCCCGACCGCTTCAACATCGTCGGGGAGCTGGAGGTGGACAACGTCCGCATGGTCGGCGCGGTGGCGTCCGCCATCACGTCGTACAACGGCCGGCAGGTGAAGCCGGTCTGGCACCTGGAGGACTTCCACTCCAGCCGACCCGGCCATGATCTGCGGTACGCGCTGGACGGCAGCAAACTGGCCGCGGAGGGCTGGTCCGCGCCGCTCGACTTCACCACGTCCCTGGAGCGGACCGTTCACTGGACGCTCGATCATCCGGAGTGGCTGGAGTGAGCAGCAACCCGAACAGCGTGTTCGCCCGGCCGGACGTCCAGGTGGCCGTGATGTCCGGCCGGGCGCTGATGGACGCCCTGGACGTGGTGAACTACCTGGAATCGCTGGCCGTCATCCTGGACCGGGACAGCCACGCGCTGGCCGCGGAAGTGGTCCGCCAGGACGCGGCCACGCTGAAGGAACGGATGGCCGGGGACTTCCGGCTCCAGTGAGCAGGGGGCACGGATGACGACGGACGCACAGCGCGTGGCCGCCGGAGCGGCGCGGCACCTGGCGCGCGGCATGGCCTCCACGCGCTGGCGTCCACTCCCCCACCAGATTCCGCCGGCGGAGCGGTTCTACGGCTGGTTGATACTGGCCGGACGCGGCGCCGGCAAGACGGACGCGTGCGCGGAGTACATGGTCCAGCACGTCAAGGGACCGCCGTGTCTGCCCGGTCCCACTCCGCACTGGATGGCGATCATCGCCCCGACGCTGGGTGACGCGGCCACGTCCTGCTACTCCGGTCCGTCGGGGATACGCGCGCACGACCCTTCCGCGCAGATGGTCACCGTCAAGGGGGGCACCATCGTGCGCTGGCCCAACGGGTCGGAGGCGAAACTGTTCGGCGCGCACACGGAGGAGGAGACGGACCGGCTCCGCTCCGGCGGCAACCGGTGCCTGGCCTGGCTGGAGGAGCTGGCCGCCTGGCGTTACCTGGATGACGCCTGGGCACAGATGCGCTTCGGTCTGCGCGTCGGGCCGCATCCGCACTGGATCGGCTCCACCACTCCGAAGACCCGGCCGCTGATCAAGCGCTTCCACGCCGGGCAGGTGCCGAACGTCGTGGTCACGCGGGGCTCGATGTACGACAACCCCCACCTGGCCCAGGAAGTCCGCGACGCGCTGGAGGAGGAGTACGCCGGCACCCCGATGGGCCGCCAGGAACTGCTGGGTCTGCTGATCGAAGAGGATGAGAACGCGCTGTGGACCCATGCCGCCATCAACGCGACCCGGGTCCGGCCGTCGGATCTTCCCGACCTGGGCCGCATCTCGGTGGGGGTGGACCCGTCCGGCGGCGCCGGGGAGCAGGGCATCATCGTGGCCGGCAAGTCGAAGCTGGCGCTTCCTCCGGTGCGGATGCCGGACCTCCCGGAACTGGCCGATGCGCCGGCCCAGGTGATGACGCCGCGCCACCGCGGCTTCGTGCTCGATGACCGTACCGTCCACCTGAAGCCGGAAGGCTGGGGGCAGCGCGCGGTACAGGCGGCCATCGACTGGGAAGCGGATGAGATCTTCGTGGAGGTGAACTACGGCGGGGACATGTGCGTGTCCACGATCGCCTCCGCCATGGAGGCGGCCGGCGTGGCGATCCCCATCCGCAAGGTGCGCGCCACACGTGGCAAGGCGATCCGCGCGCAGCCGGTCAGCGCACTGAACTACCAGGGTGCGTGGAGCCATGCCGGGACCTTCGAAGCGCTGGAGGACCAGATGACGACCTGGTACCCGGAGCTGGACTGGTCCCCCGACCGTCTGGACGGCTCCGTGTGGAACGCGCACGGGCTGAAACTGGTCCGTGCGCAGGTCAGGGGCAAGGGCTCTTTTGGTGGTTCAATGGGACAAAAGCAAATGCCGATGCCAGGAAGATCCCACCTGCCATGATCGCTATCCCCGTAACCGTCCTGTTAGCCCTGGTCCTGGCCGCGCTGGTCTTCGAGCGTGGCCGCTTCACGGTGATCATTGCCGTACTGTCCGTCGTCATCGGCCTTCTGCTGGCCCAGACCGCCGTTGGCCGCTTCATGTCCGACGTGCTCCACACCTTCGGGCTCTGACGCGCGGTATCTTCCTTTTGTGGGACCAGTCGAACAAAAGGAAGAGGCGTCATGACCACACCCAGAAGGGTGACTGCCGATCCGGCGGCCACCGCCAGCGCAGTCCTGATCTTCGGCCGGGAGCCGGCGCTGTTCTTCGCCGTGCTCAGCTCCGTACTCGGGACCGTGGTGGCCACCGGAGCCACCGGGCTCACCACCGACCAGGCCGGCACCATCACCGCGGCAGCATCCGCCGTGTTCGCCGCGATCACCGCGCTGTTCACCCGGCCGGTGGCGCCGGCCGCGTTCACCGGCGCCTTCGCGGCCGTCGTCACCGTACTGGCCGCGTTCCACTTCAACCTCTCCCCGGAGCTGGTCGGAGCGGGCAACGGATTCATCACGGCGGTACTGCTGTTCGCCACCCGCGGGCACGTCTCCCCGACCACCGTCCGGGGCGAAGTCGTCCGCCCGAAGGCACTGCACGGAGCCTGAGTGCTCCGGCGTCTGCTGAGCTGGCTGGGTGTCCGGCGGCACCCGGCCAGCGTCCCGGAGGACATCCGCCGCACTCCCGGTCCTGAACGGCAGGACTGGTACAGCCGGGGATGGCGGATCAGGTGATCATTCGCTGGTACCGGAGATGGGCCCGGCGCCGTGCTGCGCGCCGGGTCCGCGATCTGAAGAGGAACTGGACATGATGCCGCTCTGGCTGGCGTACCTGCTCTGTGTTGCCGCGGTCTACCGGCTGACCCGGCTGGCCGTCAAAGACGACTTCCCGCCCGTGCTGTGGCTGCGCGATCGGCTGGCCGGCGGCTGGCGGCCACTCACCGCGGCGGAGCGCGCGCAGCTCTCCGCCGATCCGCTCCGCTCCGCGGTGTCCTGGGCCGGGGACGTACAGGACATCGACCACCAGGACGGCAACGGGAAGACCGCCAGCCGGTACGCACGCCGGATGGCCTGGGTGCCGGAGTGGCTGGCCGACCTGGTGAGCTGTCCGTGGTGCGCGTCGGGCTGGATCGCACTGGCCGTCACGGCGTACGCCTGGGCCGCGCTGGACTGGTTCGGCTGGACCCTGGCGCTGCTGTGGTGGATGGCGGTCTGGGCCGGCGCATCCCTGATCGCGTCGAAAAGGTGGGCCTGATGACGTCGTACTGGATCTTCCTGGGCATGGTCGCGGGTTCGTCCCTTACCCACCTGAGCTACCGCATGTGGGCCCGCGGCGCGGACGTCTTCCGCTTCCGGACGCTGCTCCACGCCACCCGGGCACTGCCCGGAGGAACGGTGCTGTCCATCGGATACCCGTCCGGCGCCCGGGAGGTATTCGTCAAGCCGGGTGGCCAGGACCACATCAGGCCGGCGGACGCCGGTCTGGGTACGGCGATGGGAACGGTGGCCGGTGAGCTGGTCAACGCGGCCAACCGAGTCACCGAACTGTACGCGCAGCACGAAGGCCGGGACGTCCCGGCCGCGGACGTGATGAAAGCCCTGAGAGGAAGCGAGGAAGCATGAGCACACCCCAGCAGCCGATCCCCTACGACCCCGGCAACGCTCTTCTGGGACCGCAGCCGGCGGAGATGACGCTGTCTCTGGTGAACACTCCGGCCGGCCAGCAGATGGCCATGACGATCCGGACGTCCACCACTACGCTGACGGTCTTCCTGGCGAAGGACTCCGGGGAGCAGTGGCGGGACCAGCTATCCGCCATGCTGGCCCAGATGAACGGCCTGATCCTTCCGCCGTCCGCTGTGAACGGAGCACACCGTGGCTGAATGGCGGCTGACCGAAGAGCTGGTTCCGTACGTCTCCACCGCGGAGTTCCACCAGGACCGGGAGCGCGCTCCGCACCTGGAACAGGAGTGGCACCGGCCCCGGCTGGAGACGGCCGCTTCCTTCGTCCGGGAGATCGCGGCGAAGTGGCCGCGGGATGAGCGGATGCCGACGGTCTCCGACCTGGGATGCGGAGACGGGGGTCTGCTGTCGCTGCTGAAGGACTGCCCCGACATCATCGCGGCCTGGGGGTACGACTTCTCCCCCGCCAACGCGGCTGGCTGGACGGAGCGCGGCGTCAACGCCCGTGCGCTGGACGTCTTCAGAGCCGACTGGCACCGGGTGCACCCGGGTTCCATCGTCGTCATGACCGAAGTCCTGGAGCACATCGCGGAACCGCACAGCGTGCTGACCCGGCTGTCCATGAACAGGCTGACCCGCTACCTGGTGTGCTCCAGCCCGCGCAACGAACGTCCCGGCAACCACAGCCCGGAGCACGCCTGGGCCTGGGACATGGACGGGTACGCGGACATGATCAGGGGAGCGGGCTGGAGGATCGAGCGCCACCAGGGCGTCGGCCTGTTCCAGGTCGTGATGGCCAGTTCTGTCTGATCATCGTTCATGATGATCCGGTGAACAGACTGTTGTTGATCGTTAAAGCTGCTGCACCCGCGGCCGATCCGGTCACGAACACACTGATCCAGTACGGCGCCATCGGGGTCATCGCCACGATGGCGCTTGCTGCTGTCCGGGTACTTTTCGGCCGGATGGCTGCCGCGCTGGACCGGGAGACAGCACGTGCGGACCGGCTGGAAGAAGAACTGCGGCGGCTGAACGAGACGATCCGCACGGAGTACACCGCTACGATTGCCCGGACCACACAGGCTGTAGCAGACGCGAATCGAGCGGTAGCCGACATGGCCGCGCGCCGCAGGAGTTGATCCCCGATGGCGAATAGTCCGACGGACCGCCTGGTGGCGGAATCCGAACGGCTGCGCGAATGGCTGTCGAACATGGCCGGGGAACTTCGGACCTTTGCTGACGAACTAGACCATGAAGTACGTGAGCTGCGGGAGGGAGAGCACCGTGACGACCCCGGAGAACGACGAACGGCTGAATGAGCTGATCGACATCGGCGCCCGGCTGCTGGGGGAGATCGAGTCCTTCACCCAGGAAGGCGGCCGGCAGTTCGTCTCCCTGGCCCAGCGTGCGCGGACCAACCGGCGCATGATCACGGTAATCGGTGTCTCCCTCCTCCTGGACGTCGTTCTGACCGTTGCGACGGTCTTCGGCTGGGTCGCGGTGTCCCGGAACGAACACCGGATCACCACGCTGACGGAGCGCCTGGACATCGCGCAGACCGTCCAGCGCCAGAAGGCACTCTGTCCGCTGTACCAGCTCCTCCTGGACTCGAAGTCCGCGGCCGGGCGCGCCGCTGCTCCCGATCCGGCCGCCTACGATCACGCCTTCAAGGTCATCAGCGACGGGTACGGCGTGCTGGAGTGCAGCGCCTTCATCAGCGGCCAGTAACCGGCCATCCAGTTCTCCGGCTTCCGGCCGCTATCATCAGCCGCAGGTGACAGCGGGAGGCGCGCGCATGGGATGGAACCCTTTCGGCCGGGCCCGGCCTCCGGCTGATCCTCCGCGGGAGCCGGAGGCGCTGACCGCAGCGGCCCAGGTGGTCAGGAAGCCGGAGTCCCAGTACCTCCAGTACACCCAGAACTGGCAGAACGAAGCCTGGGACTTCTACGATTCGTGCGGCGAAGCCAACTACGGGATCACCTGGCTGGCCAACATGCTGAGCCAGGTCCGCCTCCGTGCCGCCCGGATGGCCCCGGGTCTGGACGAACCGGAGATCCTGTCCACCGGCATCCCGGCGGAGATCATCGGCGCACTGGCCGGCGGTGTGGGCGGACAGTCCCAGATCATGCGCTCCCTGGCCACCCAGCTCTCCGTCCCCGGGGACAGCTACCTGGTGGGTGAACAGGCCGGAGTGGCGGAGAACTGGACCGTGCGCAGCGTGGACGAAGTCCGCGTCCAGAACCGCAAGTACCAGGTGGTGGCCGACCGAACTCCGACGATTGAGTGGCGCGACCTTCCGCCGGATTCGGTGCCGGTGCGGATCTGGCGTCCGCACATGCGCTGGAACTCCGTCGCGGATTCCCCGATGCGCTCCGCGCTGCCGATCCTGCGAGAGCTGGAACTGGTCAACCGGCACATCACCGCGCAGTACCTGAGCCGGCTGGCTTCGGCCGGCCTGCTTATCCTCCCGGACGAAGTGGACTTCCCTGTCCGGGAGGAATTCGCGGAGGCGGAAGACCCCTTCGTGGCGGAGTGGATCGAGATCGGCGCACAGGCCATCGCCAACCCGGGTACGGCGTCCGCGGTGATCCCGATTCCGATCCGCGTTCCCGGTGAGTACGTGGACAAGATCAAGTTTCTGGACTTCACCCTGAAGATCGATGAAAAGATCATCGAAAAGCGGGACAGCGCGATCAACCGCCTGGCCACCAAGCTGGACATCCCGACCGAAGTCCTGACCGGCATGGGCAAGGTCAACCACTGGACGGCCTGGCAGCTCGATGAAGGCAGCCTGAAAACCCACATCGCTCCCCTGGTGGAGACCATCTGCTACTCCCTGACCACGGGGTACTACCAGCCGCGCCTGAAGGCCAGCGGCGTGGAGGATGCAGAGCGGTACGTGGTCTGGTACGACATGTCCGAACTGGCGCTCCGCCCGGACAACTCCACGAACGCGATGGCCGCGTACGACCGGTTCGAGATCAGCGGGGAGGCGCTGCGGCGGGAGACCGGCTTCGGGGAGGACGACAAGCCGTCGGACGAAGAGCTGCGCGTCATGGCGCTGAAATCGATCATCCGGGAAGCTCCGGCGTCCGCCAACGCCCCGGAGGCGGTGGACGCGCTGGTGGGTCAGGACGTCCTGTCCACAGCCACCGCGGAGACCGGCTCCCCGGCGTCCACCGGGACCGGCGGGGGTACTTCTCCGGGCGACCAGAGCACCGCTGGTCCGGGCGGAGCGGCAGACCCCGGCACACCGGGGACGAAGGACGCGCCGGCCGATACCCCGCCGGTGCGCGCCGGTGCGTACTCCCTGGTCCAGATGAAGGCGCTGCACGCTGTCCGCTTCAGCGTGACGCGACCGGCCCAGCTCTACCATCCGCCGCTGTGCGCGACGCACGCGTACTCCTGCCCGTTCACCCATGCCGCGCTGGGCCGGAGACTGCCCAACCTCTCCAGCGGGACGTACGAATGCCGTCTGGACCTGTTCGGGCAGTTGATCGTCGGGCGCCCGGCGCCAGAGATCGACACGTCCGACTGGATTCCGACCATGGGGACACCTGTGGCCCGGCCGAAGGAGCGCATCCGTGCCTGACCACCGGCACTTCGTCCCGGCCGCGGTGACCGCGGACGCCGGCGGGGACCACCTGTCCGGCTGCATGATCGCGCTCATGCCCACGGAGGACGACGCGCAGCGCCTGGCCGTCGAAGGCGGGGAAGCGGCTGCCGATCTCCACTGCACCCTGTTCTACGTCGGGCCCGACGCTTCGCAGTGGGACGACCACCAGCGCGCGGAGCTGGTGGACATCCTGCGCAGCATGGTCCAGGAGTCCCCGTTCGGCAGCGCCAACGTACTGACCGCGAACATCTTCGGCGCCGCGCACTGGAACGCGGGCAGCGACGCTCCTTCCTGGGTGTGGAACGTCGGGGACCTGCCCGGTGACGATCCGGTGGACGATGACGGGGACGGCCTGGACGACTTCCACCGGATGGCGGTCGAAGCGCTGGAGTCGGGACATGAACACCCTGATCCGCCTGTCCAGCACACTCCGTGGGTAGCCCATATCTGTGCCCAGTACACCGATGATCCCGCGCTCCTGGAGACCATGGAGCAGCGCCTGGGCCCGGTCACCTTCGACCGGCTCCGGATCAGCTTCGGTGACCAGGACACCGACATCCCGCTGAATGTGGACCAGGTGCTCACCGCGGCCGGGCCGCTCCGGCGCAAGCCGAAGGAGTTCGAGCAGACCGCCACGGTGGACTTCGCGCTCATGGACGCCTCCTGGAAGGCGGCCGTGGACAAGGTGTACGTGGCATGGATGGCCGTGCTCAGTGCCCAGCGCGCGGAGCTGTACCGCCAGATCCAGTCCGCTGTGGACGCCGGGCGCCTGGGGGATCTGGCCACCATGGACGTGAGCACGGAGCAGGCGGTGACCGTGCTCTCCAGCCACATGGCCGCTTTCGCCAGGACGTGCGGGCTCCAGCAGCAGCACGAAGCCGACCGCCAGGGCGTACACGTCGAATCGTGGTCCCTGTCCGGTGACGCGGTGACCGCCTCCGCCGTAGGCGACTGGATCAGCCGGATCGGTTCCTTCGCCCGGGTCACCGCCGGAGCACTGGCGTCCCGGCTGGTGTCCGCGGCGTCCCGGCGCTCCGTCGTGCTGGGCCAGACCGACGAACGCGGCAGCGAAGTGGCGCGCCAGGTGGATACCGACCTGTCCGACCATCCCCAGAGCTACGTCCGGCAGGAGCTGGCCGCAGCCATGACCGCGGCCCAGAATTACGGCCGTCTCGCCGTGCTCACCGCGGCGCCGCCCGGCCGCTACTACGCGTCGGAGATGCTGGACAAGCAGACGTGCAAGCCGTGCCGGGAGATCGACGGAACCCAGTTCACCGGCCTGGACGCCGCGGATGCCGCCTACCCGGCCGGCGGCTATGTCGAATGCGCAGGGGGATCATCTTGCCGTGGCACCCTGGTCACGGTCTGGGACGAAGGAGAGGTGGCTTCCGCCGCTCCGGAGGGAGGTGCCGCCGTGGCGGCAACCGAAGAACTGGGTGGCAAGCCCACCAAGGGGACGAAGAAGGACAAGCGGCTGAAGGAGAACGACACCGCGGCCGTGGACGCGGAGCACTTCGGCCCGGTCAGCGGGCCCGTTTCGGACAAGCCCTGGGACGGAGCGGCGTCCCGCTTCACGGATGAGCAGTACCAGCGCGCCGCAGCGGCGTGCGATTCCGGGGACAGCACGGTCAAGGAGCGGTGCTTCCTTCCGCACCACGAACCGGACGGCACCGTCAGCAAGGCCGGCGTCCACGCGGCGGCCCAGCGCGTCAGCTCCCTGTCCGGCCACGATCCCGCGGCCGTGGCGAAGGCGAAGGCGCACCTGCGCTCCCACTACAGCCAGCTTGGTGAAGACGTCCCGGACTCCCTGAAGGCCACCCTGGGGGACGCGGTGGAGCTGGCCATGGCGCCGGTGGAGTCGGTGGAGAACTTCGACGTGCCCGCGGAAGGCGCCACCGGGACGACCAGCCCGTGGCGCGGACCGCTGGCGGTGGAGAGCAAGGTCACCGGAGACGGCCGGGAGTTCGCGGCCGGGTCGCTGACCTGGCGGGACCTGCCGCTCCCGCTGCGCTGGAACAAGGAGGACAGCCACGGCGGGGAGCCGCGCACCGTGGCCGTCAACGTCGGCCGGATCGACAACATCTGGCGTGAGGGTGACCTGATCATGGGGGAAGGGGTGCTGGACCTGAGCACCCCCGACGGCCAGACCGTCTTCAACAAGATCAGCGGCCAGTTCCTCCGCGGCGTGTCGGTGGATGCCGATTCCATCAAGGACTCCGACGTCGAAGTCATCATGCCGGAGGGGACCGGGGACGACGCGGACGAAGACCCGCTGATGGCCCTGTTCGCCATGCCGGAGAAGGTGATCTACCACGCCGGCCGGATCTCCGCGGCCACCCTGTGCGACATCCCCGCGTTCGCGGAAGCGTACATCGCGCTCCTGGACCAGGACGGAGCCGTCACCGCCGGCGGCATCCCGGCCGGTGTGAGCGGCCATGTCCTGATCCGCGGTGTCCCCCGCCGCACCATCGACGGCCTGGTGGCCGCCGGTCCGCTGGCCACCGACGGCTGGACACCCCCGGCGGAGTGGTTCTCCAACCCGCGCCTGTCCCTGCCCACCGGCATCACCGTCACCGACGACGGCCGGGTGTACGGCCACGCGGCCACCTGGGGGAGCTGTCACATCGGGCAGGCGGACGTCTGTGTCCAGCCGCCCCGGGAGGAGAACCACCCGTACTACATGACCGGAGAGGTGAAGACCCGGGAAGGCGGCCGGGTCTCCGTCGGCCAGATCACCGTGGGGACCGGCCACGCGCCGCTCAACGCCGGGGCGGTCCCCGCGACCGAGCACTACGACCACACTGGCCACGCGGTGGCGGACGTCGCGGTGGGCAACGACGATCACGGGATCTGGGTGGCCGGCGCGATCCGGCCCGGTGCGGACCCGGAGCTGGTCCACGCGCTCCGCGCCGCCGGCCAGGTCTCCGGGGACTGGCGCCGGATCGGCAGCCAGCTCCGGCTGGTCGGCCTCCTGGCCGTCAACGTCCCCGGCTTCCCGGTGCCGAAGATGGCCACCCGGATCACCGCCTCCGGCGCGGAAGGCGCCAACGTCCAGATGGCTCTGGTGGCCGCCGGCCGGCCGGCCTTCGCCCACGGTCTCAGCGACGAAGAGACCACCCAGGCAGCGTTCCGTATCGTCATGGACGCGCTGTTCCACCGCGTGCACAGGGGAGGTGAATGACCGTGTTCCACCGGTCGCGGTATTCTCAGAACGGTGTCCCGTTCCGCTGTTCCTGGTGGCAGATCGGGGACCGCATCTTCCGGTACCGGGAACTCCCTGGGAGGTGAACCCCTGATGTGCGGATGCAACCAGCCCGCTCCCCCGCCCCCGCCGGCCCCCGGCCAGTGAGACCCGGAACCCCCGCCCCCGCCCGGCGGGGGTTCCGCCGTTCACGGGGTCCGGTTCAGCAGCTCCTTCAGGTCGTCCATGTCGTTGCTGGCCTTCAGGGAGTCGGTCAGGAAACGGTCCGAACCGGAGTCGATGTCCCCGGCCACGGTCAGCGCGTCCGTCATCACCCGGTCGTACCCCGTGTCGATGTCCGGGTGGCCGGCCGGCGCCGGGACCAGCAAGCCGGCTTTCGCGGCGCTGCGCAGCTCCGCTACCTCCGGCCGGCCGTGCAGTACCGCTCCCGACGCGGATGCGTCACCCAGCGATGTGTACGCGGCGGACAGTGCGTCCACCGGGATGAAGGCTTCGGTGTACCAGCTCTCCAGGGACTGCATGGAGGCGGACGGAGCTGCGGACCGGTCCGGAGTGCTGCCGGAAGATCCCCCGCATCCGGCCAGTACGGCGGCCAGCAGAGGAACGGCCAGGAATTGCATGGATCGCATGGACTAATCCTTTCCTTTTACCGGTCCACAATAGTCTCTGACCTTTGGAAATGCGGTTATCCGGCTGCTACCTTGACGGCAAACATCATCCCGCCTTCGCCTCTCAGCCGGAGGAACTGCCGTGCCCGAACAGCTCGAAACCCACACTCTCTACCCCGCCCCGGCTGATCTGACCACGATCCCCGACGCGGAACTGTCCGAAATGGAGACCGTGTTCACCGCGGAGTTCGACCGCGTGTACGGCCTCCAGGACTACACCGAAGACCATGTTCAGTACGGCCTGGGACTCCGGGAGAACCTGGACCGGGTCAAGTCGGAGCTGGCCGCGCGTGACGTCCGCGCCAAGAGTGCGGCGGCTGCGGCCAAGCTGAAGGCGGACCGCCAGATGGCGGAGCTGAAGGGCGCGATCCACGGACCGGCCGAAGGAACCCCGGAGGCTGCTCAGGTAGCCGTCGTGGACCAGGAGAAGGCCAACGCCCGGCTGGCCGAAGTCGTGGCCGCCGCGGTGACCGAAGGCTTCGTGGGACTGCTCGGTGGCGAAGCCGGCAAGGAGATCGTGAAGGGCGCGCGTGGCGGGGCCGTCGTGGCGTCGCTCGGTGCCACCGCCCGGCTGGCCCCGAAGCCGCCGGCCGGCGTCCAGCAGCGGCTGGCCATCACCGCGTCCGGTTCCGGCCAGGAGCTGCCGAACCTGGCGGCGCTGGCCGCGGAGTTCACCCGGATGGCCAACGGCATCCCGATCTCCCGGAGCGGCAAGAACGCCCCCCAGCACCCCGTGGCCCGTATCCGGAACGAGTTCGCGCACACCGTGGACGACCGGATGCGCCCGGCGGAGATCGAAGAGATCTGGCGGGAGATGGTCAACCGCGACAGCTCCGACGCGCTGGTGGCCGGCGGTGGCTGGTGCGCCCCGTCAGAGATCATGTACAACTTCTTCAACATCGCGGACATGGACGGAGCGGTGGACCTGCCGACCGTCGGTGTCACCCGTGGTGGCATCCGGTACCCGGTCTCCCCCGCCATCGGGGACGTGTTCTTCCAGAACGCGGGCAGCAACCCGGCGTCCGGCTTCGGCTCCTTCGCCTTCCCGTTCAGCAACGCCTCCGACCCGTGGCTGTGGACGGAGACGGACGACATCTCCACCGTCACCGGCTCCGTGAACAAGCCGACCCTGCGCGTTCCCTGTGCCAGCTTCGGGGAGCAGCGGCTGGAGGCGTACGGCCTCACGGTCACCGCGGGCAACCTGACCGACAGCGCCTGGCCCGAAGCCACCCAGAACTTCATCCGGCTCCTGCGGATGGCCTACGCGCACGCGATCAACGCCCGGCTGCTGTCCCTCATGGACACCGCCTCCGGCGGCGCGACGACCATCGGCGCCATCACCACCGACCCCGCCGCACCGCGCATCATGAACGCGGTGGAGCTGGCGGCCGTGGACTACCGGGCGAAGTACGCCATGAACACGGACGCGGTGCTGGAAGTCGTCCTGCCGTACTGGGTCAAGAGCGTCATCCGTTCCGACCTGGCGTACAAGACGGGCATCGACTCCACGGAGCTGCTGGCCGTCATCGACAGCCAGATCAATGCGTTCTTCACCGCGCGCAAGGTCCGCGTCCAGTGGGTCAACGACTACCAGGTGCGCGGAGCCAACCAGCCCGGCTCCAGCTCCAACCTGACCACCTGGCCGACCACCGTCAACTTCATGGTGTACGCGGCCGGCACCTTCCTCCACGGCACCGGGCTCCAGCTCGACCTGGGAGTGGTCCGGGACTCCGTGCTCAACGCGGAGAACGACTTCACCGCGGCATGGGCCGAAGAGGCGCACCTGATCGCCATGGTGGGCCACGCCAGCCGGAAGTACACCGTGGCCTTCCAGGTCAACGGCGCCAGCGGTGGCGGCACCACGGCACGCGTCTGATCCCGTCCGTTCCAGCTCACACAGAGAGGCGGTGAACGATGCCCGGTATGCGTCAGATCGTTGACGGTCCCGGCTTCACGCCGCTCCCGTACGGGCTCTGGGACGCGATCCAGCACCCCACTCCGACCGATTCGCACTGGCAGAACGGTGTGACCTGGTCGGAGTGGTGCGGTGGCGGTGGCACCGTCTATGACGAATGCATCGCGGTCACCGGTACCGGGGGCGCTCCGACAGCCCAGGGCTCCATGTCCGGGAACATCACCCAGAACAACCGCGGCGCCACCGCTTTCACGGTGTACGCGGAGTTCGACTGCTCCGCTATCGGCAGCGTCGGAGACGCCATGAAGGTGGCCACCGACGCACTGGACCGGGTGGCGCCCTGGCAGGTGGAGACGGCCTTCTGGACGGGCAAGGCCGGCGCCACCACCAACGGGACGGCCCAGACCACGGTTTTCCCCCACCTGGCCGCGAACACCCAGTACACCGAACCGGGCACTCCCGGAACCACGATCGTGATGCAGCCGGCCGCCTCCGTCGTGGCCACCGGCACCGGCGACGACGCGGCCGTCACCATGGGCCAGCTTGAAGGCGCCCTGGCCGACTGCTACCACGGCCAGGGGCTCATCCACGTGGCCTTCGAAGCCCTGGCCACCCTGAAGGCGTTCAAGCTGGTCCGTCACGATCCGGACGACCCGGCCGCGCTCTACAGCCCGGCCGGCCATCAGATCGTGGTCGGCTCCGGCTACCCCGGCACCGGCCCCGACGGAGCAGGCGCCCCGGCCGGGACGTCCTGGATCTACGGCACCGGCGCCATGTTCGGGTACAAGGGGCCCGTCCAGACGCCGCGCCAGCTCTATCAGTCCTTCGACCGTGCGGAGAACACCGTACGGATGATCTCCCAGCAGACCTATCTTCTCGGCTGGGACTGCTGCCTGTTCGCTGCCCGGCTCAATCTCGGCGTAGCCCAGTGAGGAGTTGAGAATCCATGGCCACCACATCGAACTGTTTCACTCCGATCAAGGGCACCACGTACCGCATGGTCAAGCTGGACGCGTGCGGGAACCCCGTGACCGGAACCGGGTCCGTCCAGGTCATCAGCAAGGGGTTCGTCCAGGTCCAGCAGGAGCCCCAGTACGAAGACGGCACGGAGTTCTTCGAGCGCACCGCGGACGGATCGGTCTGTGTCAACCAGAAGGACGATCCGGTCCTGAAGCGGATGCAGCTCACGATCGACTTCTGCGAGATCAACGTGACCGGCGCCTCCTGGATGATGAGCGCCCGGGAGCTGGTCGTCACGAACACCGGCTACGGCTTCGCGGTGGCGGAAGGCGTTCCGTCCAACCGCTTCAGCCTGGAGGTGTGGCAGCAAGTGGCCGGCTCCGGCGCGTGCGACCCGACGGGGGCCCAGCGGTACATCTACCACGCGTGGCCGAACTGCGGTGCCGCCAAGATCGGAAACTACACCGTGGAGAACGCGAAGGGCACGCTCCAGATCATGTGCGAGACGCGCGCCGGATCGAGCACTCCCACGATCGGCTGGAACGACGGCCCGGGATCGGGTACGTCCTGGCTGCCCACCGGCGCCGCGAACGCGGTCGGAGGCGGCACCGGAGCGCTGGACCACTGGATGCTGGCGCTCACCACCACCGTTCCGCCCACCGCGGCCTGTTCTCCGGTCTCTCTGACGTGATCCCCCTCCTGGCCCAGCCGGAGCAGCGGTGGAGCTGTCCGAACTGCCCCGTGACCGCGGTCACCCGGGGCGAACCGAACCGCTTCCACCGCTGCTCCGGGCTGGCCGGGCTCCTGGTCCAGATGGTCCCGGCTGGCGTGAAAGCCAAGATCGAAGCGGTGGAACGGGAAGACTGGATCGGCACCGAAGATGTCCAGTACGACGGCAACGGACGGCCGGTCATGGCCACCGTCACCACCCGGGACGACGGCAACGACGTCACCGTCTACGCACCGACAGCGCACGTAAGGGGGCTCCTCCAGTGACGTGGAGCGGCAGCGGCATCTTCAGGGAGTGGCCCAGCCAGGTCTTCCAGGTCTCCGGCACGTCGTACACCGGCCTGGACAGCGACACGGTGAAAGCCGCGCTCTTCAACAACACCGGCACGCCGGACAAGGACGCCGCGGTGGCGTCCACCGGCTACAACACCGGCCAGTGGGTCACGGCCAACGAAGTCACCGGCGCGTCGGAGTGGGTGGCCGCCGGCCGGGCGCTGGCGTCCAAGACGTTCACTACCCCCAGCTCCGGCGTCTTCATGTTCGACGCCGCGGACCTCACCGGGTCCGCGTCGGTGACCATGTCCGGCATCCAGGGCTGCCTGGTCTATGACGACACGATCAGCGGCGGCACCGTGGCCAAGCAGGGTGTGAGCTTCAACTACTTCGGTGGTGCCCAGTCGGTCACGTCCGGCACGTTCTCCGTGGCCTGGAACGCCAACGGGGTTCTGCGCTTCACGGTCTGAGTCCCGGCCGTGGCCATCACGGAGGACACCACCAACCAGCCCGTACCCGTTCACGCCACCGGGCTCACCGCCACCACAGCATCCTTCACCCCTGCTAACGCAACGTTGCTGGTGGCACTGGTCTCCGTGGACGGGGGAGCCACCGCCACATCCACCGTTCTCACGGATTCGGTGGCCGGAACCTGGACACTGCTGAAACGGCAGAACGCGGTCGGTGGCGGGGTCGGCGGCGCGGCGGAGATCTGGTGCCGCTACCTGGTGACCTCCCCGGGCGCGATGACCGTCACCGATGTCTGGACAGCCAACGGGCAGAACAGCGGGAATCTCACCGTGCGCTGTCTCCTTGGCGCCAGCTCCACCCAGACCGGTGCGACAGCCGGTACCGGCGCCGGCACGATCGCACCGACCGTGGCCATCACCCCCACCGTGCTCAACTCCTGGGTGTACGGCGCGATCCTGGACTACCAGTCCGCCGCGTCCCTGACTCCCAACGCCATCACGACCCGGATTGACCAGTTCCAGGACGCTGTCAACGGAGACACCTGGGCCAACTGGAAGGCCACAGCCGCCACCACTTCGCTGTCGTCCACCACCTACGGTTTCACCAACGCCAACAGCGCTTTCAACACGGCCGCCGCGGAGATCCTGCCGCTGGCCGGTGGGGGCGCTGTGGTCCAGCCACCGCCCGTCATCGTCGGCCAGGCCATCGGCCGGGCCTCCACCTGGTGAGGTACACCCCATGGCAGATCTTCCGCAGAACCAGTTCCCCATGAAGTGGATGGACGGACAGAGTGACCGGGTCGCCGTCTTCGCGCTGCTGAAGGTCAACGCCGGAGACACCGTGGACCTGGCCCAGTTCTTCTCCAACGTCCGCCGGGCCACACTCCTGGGTGTCACCGTGGCCGCCGCGGTGGCCGCCACGGTCAGCGGGACCGTGGTCACCGTTCCGGCCGGCGCGACCAACGATGCCGCGATCCTCACCGTCTACGGTGTGGCGGTGTGAGGTGAGCACCCAGTTCACCGCCTTCAACTGCGCGATCGACGCCACCACCGGCGTGATGGCCGGGACGTCGTACGCGGCCGGCGCCAAGGTAGCCATCCAACTGGCTCCCGCTTCCGGCAGTTACCTCCGGCTGGTGGAGTGGGGGGTCAGCTTCAACGGCACCGCGGCCGGCGCCCCGTCGGTATGCACCCTGGCCCAGGCCAGTGCGGCATCCACCATGGGCACCGCGCACAGCACGTCCACGATCCTGCCGACGGGGGACCTGGCCAAGACGTCCACGCTCCAGATGGGCACGTCCCTGAGCGGATACGGAGCAGCCACCATCACCACCAACACCACCCAGCGCCAGTTTGCCGGCGCGCAGGTCGGGCCGATGACCCAGTATGAGAAACAGTTCCCTCTCGGCAGGGATTTCGTGGTTCTCAGCGGTTCCTTCCTCCAGCTCCGGATCAACACGGCGGCCACGCTCACCGCCATTGCGTACGTCGTCTACGAAGAGAACTGATTCCCGGGAAGCGGTGAGACCGGATGGCGCTGCTGGGACGGAGCCAGCCCGCACAGGCGTACATCCACGTCCAGGCTCCGCCCCCGGCCGCCCCCGCGGTCACCGCGACGGCCGGAGAACCGGAAGCCGTGGGAACAGCCTTCGATGCCGTCGTCTCCACCGCGGTCACCGCGACGGCCGGAGAACCGGAAGCCGCTGGTACCGCGTACAGCGTGTCCGCCGGGCTGACCGGATTCTCCGGTGCCCCGGAAGCTGCTGGAGCAGCCCAGGACGCGCTCTCCGGTGTCCAGCCCGGCGCCGGAGAGCCGGAAGCCGTTGGTACCGCCTACGACGCTGCGGTGAGCACCAGCGGAACAGCGGTGGCCGGCGCCCCGGAAGCCGCTGGAGCAGCCCAGGACGCGGTCACCGGGCTGGCAGTGACGGCCGGCGCCCCGGAAGCCGCTGGTATCGCCTACGACGCTGCGGTGAGCGCCAGCGGCACAGCGGTGGCCGGCGCCCCGGAAGCCGCTGGTATCGCCTACGACGCTGCGGTGAGCGCCAGCGGCACAGCGGTGGCCGGCGCCCCGGAAGCTGCTGGAGCAGCCCAGGACGCCATGGCTGCCGGTGCCGGTACGTCCATCGCGGAACAGTCCGGCGCGGCCGGTACTGCCTACGACGCTGCGGTGAGCGCCAGCGGCACAGCGGCGGCCGGCGCCCCGGAAGCTGCGGGCACCGCGCTGGACGCGCTCTCCAGTACGGCAGTCACCGCCGGAGAACCGGAAGCCGCCGGCACTGCTCTGGACGCCGTTGTGGCTGCCGGAGGAACAGGTTCTGCTGGCGCCCCGGAAGCCGCTGGTATCGCCTACGACGCTGCGGTGAGCGCCAGCGGCACAGCGGCGGCCGGTGCCCCGGAAGCCGCTGGTACCGCGCTGGATGCTGCCGTGTCGTTTTCCGGCACGGCTGCCGCGGAGAGCCCCACAGCGGACGGAGCTGCCTACGGAGCGGCGGCCGGGAGCACGGTCCAGGCAGACGCCGGGAGCCCCGCAGCGAACGGTACAGCGGCTCCGGCGGACATCTCGATCACGGTTGCCGCACAGCAGCCGGGCGCCGCCGGGACCGCGCTGGACGCTGCTGTCCTGACAGCTCTTGTGGTGACAGCGGAAAGTCCCGCAGCCGCCGGGACCGCATACGGTGTCTTCCAGGGCGCCGCACCCACCGACCTGCGCGAGTGCGTCAGCGGTCAGGAGCCCGGCGTCTTCTTCTACGGCAGAGAGCCGGCTTACACCCTGTCCGGCACCGCGGCGGCCGGGACGATCTCCGGACGGGAGCCGGTATCGTTCGGAGCAGGCACGGAGCCGATCAACAGGGTGTCCGGTGAGGAGGCGGGGTCCGAATGCCGGATGACGGAGAACTGACGATCGGCCCGTACGTGACCGGAGAGAAGCCGGCGCCGCTCCAGTACCAGTTCCTGGACTCCAGCGGTGTCCCGATGGATCTCACCGGGTACACCGCGAAGCTGTCCGTACAGGAACGCTTCGGCTCCCCGACGGAGTACAGCGCGGTCATGGCCGTAGCGGCGTCCGGTGTCGTCTCCTACGCCTGGACCGGGACGGAATGGCCGACACCGGGCCGGTACGCCATCCAGTTCTGGGTGGGCAACGGAACCAACCGGTACGCCTCCGTCCGGATGGCCTTCGCTGTCGCCTCCTCCGTCGGCCCCGTCCCGAGTATCTGAGAGGCAGCCATGTCCGCGGACTTCGGACCCTGCTCCCCCTGGGAGCCCATCTGGATCTGCGACGTCTCCACGCGCTCCCCGGCGGCCACCGGGTACGCCGCTGAAGCGGCCACCGAAATGCTCTGGGCCCTGTCCGGACGCCGGTACGGGACATGCACCACGACACTCCGCCCGTGCCGCCGGAACTGTTACGACACCGCCTGGTGGGGAATGTACGGCGCCGGCTGGGCCAACACCTACACGTCCCCCGGGTACGCCTACTCCGTGGGCCGCTTCGGAACCTGGTTCGATCTGGGGTGCGGCTCCTGCGGCGGGGAGTGCTCCTGCTCCGTGGTCTCCGAAGCCATCCTGCCCTTCCCGGTGAGCACGGTCATCCGGGTCACGATGGACGGAACCCCGATGGCCACCGGTGCCTACCGGGTGGATGACAACCGCCGGCTGGTACGGACCGATGGGGGACATTGGCCCCGCTGCAACGACCTGTCGAAGAACGACGACCAGCCCGGCACCTGGTCCGTCACCGCGTCATACGGCGAAGACGTCCCCGTCTCCGGCCGGATGGCCGTCGGAGAGCTGGCGTGCGAGATCCTGAAGGCCATGGACGGGGAGGACTGCCGGCTCCCGGCCGGGCTGATCTCCCTGGCCCGACAGGGGGTCACCATCTCGCTTCCCCAGCCCGGGGACCTGTGGAAAGACGGCAAGACGGGCCTGTTCCTGTGTGACGCCTTCATCAGCACGGTGAACCCCGGCAACCTGACCCGGCGCGCCCGGGTGTTCAGCGTGGACCACCGGCCGCCGCGAAGGGCGGGGACATGATCGTCACCGAAGACCGCTGGTTTCAGGTGGCCAGCCGGATCAACGCGGCGGTGTACGCGGCGCTGGACCCGAAGCCCTGCCGCTCCGGTGTGGTGCCCGGTTCGATCGCCTGGGACGACTGCAACTGTGGGCTGCTGGCCACGACGGTAGGCACGTCCTATCCCAGCGACGAATTCCCGACCGAACAGGTAGGGATCACAGGCAACTGCGAAGCCGCCTGGGAGGTGGTGGAGATCATTGTCCAGATCGTCCGCTGTGCGCCGGGCCCGACCGGAGCCACCGCTACGCCTCCCACGGTGAAGGCGCTGTCCAGTTCCGCGTCCCAGGTGGACAAGGACGGGAACCAGATGACCGCGGCCGTGGGCTTGGTCCTGTGCCAGATGAAGGACGCGTTCGACATCTCCGACTTCCTGGTGACCCGGCGCATCCCCCAGGGCCCCCAGGGTGGTTGCGTAGGATCGGAACAGCACATGCTGATTGCTCTCCCCAGGACGTGGCCATGGCTGAATTCCTGACCATCAACGCGACGGCCGCGCAGCGGCTGGCCAACCGGTCTTCAGGTCCCCAGGTGGCCCGGAAGACCGCACTGGTTGCCCAGCACGCGCGCATCCTGGCGCCCGGTTCGATGAAGAACACGATCCGCTCGATCGGCGGGACCGGGCCGGCTCCGATCGGCATCGTGGTCTGCGACCACCCGGCGGCGCTGTTCGTGCTGAAGGGGACCAACGCGCACGACATCCGCCCCAAGACGAAGGCGGCGCTGGCCTTCATCCCGCGCGGCGGGAAGAACAAGGTCTTCGCCAAGCTGGTCCACCACCCGGGCACCAAGGAGAACAACTTCCTGATGAAGGCGCTGCGCTCGATCTGACCGGCTCCGGAAAGATCATGGTTTTCCAGCGGCTAGCGTGATGGCCATGCCCACCAAAGACTTCTCCAAGAAGCGCGAACCGATCAGCTTCACGATCGACTCCGACCGTTTCATCTGTGTCACTGCCATCCCCGGGGACACGCTGGTCACCCTCCTGGCGAAGCTCCAGGGCGCGGACGACGACGACATGGAGCAGGTGGCCAACGGTCTGAAGCAGATCCTGGCGGAGCTGCTGGTGGACTCCTCTTACGCTCGGTTCGCGGAGCGCTTCGCCAGCAAGGACGACCCGATCGATTTCGTCCAGATGAACGAAATCGTGGAGTGGCTGATGGAGGCGTTCGGGATGCGCCCTACGAAGCCATCTTCCGACTCACCCATTGGGCTACCTCCCCAGGAGTCTGGCATGAGCTTGACGGGGACTACGCCCGACGTGGTATCGATCCCCTCGAACTCCCAGCAGACCGCTTCCTGAACCTGATCTATTACGAAATGCTTCAGCGCCTGGACGTCGGGGAGAGCGAAAACCCTGAAGACGTGCGCCGGGCATTCGACAACGAAATGGGTGTGACCGGCTGGGCCACGCCCGGCCGTACGAAGGTCTTCGAGCGGACCCCCGAAGACGAAGGCGCACCGCTGTGGTGGCACGGCGCGGAGGAGGCGTCCCAGAGCTTCCTGGCGTCGTTCGGCATCGTCCTCCAGGACGAAGCACCGGTGGAGGGGAGTCCAGGTGGCTGACGAAGTCATCGGGCGCGGGCTGATCGAGATCCTTCCCGACTTCAAGAAGTTCGGGAAGGAGCTGGCCAGCTCCATGCGGACGGCCCGGTCCCAGCTCGATGGGTCCGCGGCCGGCCTCCGTGCATCCGCTGGAACGATCTTCACGTCCATGTCGAAGGTCGGCAAGGGCGTGTCCGTCGTGGGCATCGGGGTGGCTGCCGCGTCGGTGAAGATGGCCGGCAACTTCCAGGCGGAAACCGCCGTACTCCAGACCGCAGCCGGGGAGACTGCGGCCAATCTGGGCAAGGTGCGCGCCGGCATCCTGAACATCAGCAAGGGCACCGGGACCGGCCTCCAGAACCTCACCGACGGCATGTACACCGTGGAGAAGGCCGGGTACCGCGGGGCCCAGGGTCTCCAGGTGCTGAAGGCCGCTGCCCAGGGCGCCAAGGAGGAGAACGCCAAGCTCTCCGACGTCACCAACGCCATGACGTCCGTGATGGCCAGCTACCACCTGAAGGCCACCGACAGCACACGTGTCATGAACGCGTTGAAGACCGCTGCCGGTGAAGGCAAGATCACCATGGAGGAGTTCTCCGGCGCGCTGTCCACCGTGCTGCCGATCGCCTCCGCCAACAAGATCAGTTTTGACCAGGTGGCCGGCGCCGTGGCGACGCTGACCCAGCACGGGACGTCGGCCCGGGAGGCGACGCACGAACTGTCCGCCACCATCCGCCAGCTTGCCGCCCCGAACAACGTCGCGGTGAAGGAGATGGCCCGGTTCGGGCTCACCGCGCAGGACGTCTCCCTGAATCTGGGGAAGAAGGGTCTGACCGGCACCATTGATGAACTGGTCCAGGTCGTCCTGGCCAAGATGGGGCCCAGCGGGAAGGTGCTGCTGTCGTCCTTCAACACGACCAAGCAGGCCGGCGACGCGCTGAACGCCATGCTCCAGAAGATGCCGAAGTCCCTCCAGGATCTGGCGAAGCAATACCAGTCCGGGAAGATCGCCTCCGACGACTGGAAAATGGCGATCAAGGGTCTTCCGGTAGACCAGAAGAACCTGATCAACCAGTACGTGACCCTGACCAACAAGAACAAGGGCTTCTCCGACGAACTCCGCAAGGGCGGCCCGGCCACCAAGACATTCACCGAAGCAATTAAGAAAATGTCCGGTGGCGCCATCGGCCTGAACACCGTGCTCCAGCTCTCCGGGGAGAGCCAGGCCGGATTCAACGAACGCGTGAAGAAGGTCGGGGAGTCCTACAACAACGCGTCGAAGGACGTCGAAGGGTGGAAGACCACCCAGGGACTGCTGAACACCCAGATTGCCCGGATGAAGCAGACCGTCCAGGTTCTCATGATCCAACTGGGCACCAAGCTGATTCCCATCCTGTCCGCCACGATCACCTGGCTGTCGAAGAACCGGGATGTGGTCTACGTCCTGGCCGGCGCCATTGCCGGTGTGCTCACCCTGGCAGTGGTCTCCTTCGCGGCCACCACCGTGATCTCTGTGGCCAAGATGACAGCATCCTTTGCCAAGCTGGGTGCCTCCGGAGCCATGCTGGGGGTGAACCTGGTCCGCGGCTTTGCCAGTGCGTCCGCTGCCGCGTCCAGCTCCACCGGTCTGGCCGGCTCCCTGGGGGGCTCGATCCGGAAGGCGCTCTCCCCGTCCACGTACGCCTCCGCCTTCTCCACGCTGCGGCTACGCGGGATGTACGCCGTAGATGGCCTGAAGAGCGGGTTCCGCTCCGTCGGAACGGCTGCTGCCAGCATGGCCACCACGGTCAAGGGTGCGGCGGTCTCCGCCGGGACGTCGGCCTGGAGCGGGATCACCTCCGGGGTGAGCGCGGTCGGGACCGCCATGAAGACGTCCGCCATCGCCACCCGGGACTTCGCAAAAGCCCAGTACGAATCCATCGTGGCCAACACGAAGGCGGCCGTGGCCTGGACGATCAGCAAGGCGAAGACGCTTGCCCAGGCCACCGCAACCGCTGTCGCCACCGCAGCGCAATGGCTCTGGAACGTGGCCATGGACGCCAACCCGATCGCGTTGATCATCATTGGTATCACGGCGCTGATCGGCGTGATTATCCTGATCGCCACGAAGACGACATGGTTCCAGACGATTTGGAAGTACACCTGGGGAGCCATAACCACCGCATTCAGTGCAACGGTGAATTTCATAAAGGACCACTGGAAACTCATCATTGCAATCATTCTCGGTCCGATCGCGCTTATCACGCTTTATGTGATAGACCACTGGAAGCAGATTTCCAGCGGATTCGCGGCGATCATCTCCTATATCCGGAACCACTGGGTCCTGATCGTCTCGATCATCACCGGGCCGATCGGCACGGTGACCCTGTATGTGATCAGGCACTGGAACCAGATCATCGACGGGGCGAAGTCGATGATCAGTTCCCTGGCCGCCTGGTTCCGGGGGCTGCCGAACCGGGTCTCCGGCGCGGTCGGGAAGCTGTCGCGCACGCTCTACAACGCCGGCTCCGATCTGGTGGGCGGGCTGCTCAGCGGTGCCCGAAGCAAACTGAGCGCCCTGGGGAGCTGGGCCAAGGGAGTCAAGGACTCCGTGGTCGGAGCCATCAAGCACGTGTTCGGGATCAAGTCCCCGTCCACCGTGATGATGGGGCTTGGCGGTCACATGATGACCGGTCTGCTGAAGGGTCTGCTCCGCGGTAAGGGCGTGCTCAACTCCGTGGTGAAGGGCATATTCCATGGTCCGCTCGATGCCGCTAAGGCACTGGTCAAGAACGGCATCGGAGTGGCCGGCTTCCTGGGGAAGAACGCTGCGAAGCTGACGTCCCAGCTCTTCGGGGACATCGGCAGTACGCTCTTCGACTCCGGCAGCGGGAACGGGGTCGGTGGCTCCAACCAGACCCTGGGCAAGAAGATCATGCTGGCGATGGGCTTCCAGGCACGGGAGTGGAACGCGCTGAACCGGCTGTGGATCGGGGAGTCCGGCTGGCGCACCAACGCGCTCAACGCCAGCTCCGGTGCCTACGGCATCCCCCAGGCGCTCCCCGCTTCCAAGATGGGCAGCGCCGGATCGGACTGGCGGACCAACCCCGCGACCCAGATCGAATGGGGTCTGAACTACATCCGGTCGCGGTACGGGACCCCCTCCTTCGCCCTGTCCGCGTGGCTGGACCGGTCCCCGCACTGGTACGACAACGGCGGGATGCTCCCGAAGGGCCTGTCCCTGGTCATGAACGGGACCGGAGCGCCGGAGCGCATCCGCAACGCCCGGCAGGAGGCGGCGCTACAACGCGGCGGTTCCGGGGTCGTGATCAACCTGACCGTGGTGAACAAGGGGGTCATAGGCAGCAAACAGGACGCGCTGAACTTCCTGGTGGAGGCGCTGGACACCCTGGGCCGCCAGAACCGTATCCCGCGCAGTGTGACGGGAGGCTGACCCATGGCCATTGCCTTCGTGGCCGCCGGCACGCCGGTAGGGGTGGACACAGGAGCCTCCGGAACGACGGTCGCCGTACCGACCCCGGCCGGCCTGGCGGCCAACCAGCTCCTGATCCTGGCGATCGGGACAGACGACAAGATCGGGCCGGCGTCGCTCCCCGCCGGCTGGCGCAAGCTCACCAGCGCCGGCGCGGGGACCCCGACAAGCAGCCCGTACTACGCCCCGCCGCGCGGTTCCGTGTACTGGAAGATCGCCACCGGCAGTGAAGGCGCATCGGTCAACGTCCTATTCGCGGGCACCGCCTGGCCGCTGGGCTCTCCGTTCGTGGTGGCCGCCATGCTGGCGTACAGCGGCACCGACCTGAGCAACCCGGTGGAGACCTTCAGCACGGCCGTCACGGCGCTCACGACACCCGCTCTGGCCCATCCCGTGGTCACAACCGCGGTGGCGAACGACTGGCTCCTGACCTTCCGGTGGGGCTCCTCCAACTTCGATCCCATCTCCTACACCGTGACCGGCGGCACCAACGCGGAGCGGATCGACACCACCGACAACCAGCCCGAACTGTCGATGGCACTGTACGACTCCAACGGCGCCCTGGCGACAGGTGCCCAGACTCAGCGCACGACCACCGCCAGCATCCCCTTGGATTACGGCTCTGTCGGCCTGTCCATCGCCATCCGCCCCCCGACCACCAACATGACCACCGTCACCCCGTCCGAAGCGAACGCGATCGGTACGGCCTTCAACGCGGTGGCCACGGGGAAGAACGGCCCCTGGGACACGTGCGCCACGATGCCGGGGTACTCCTTCTCCATCGACTGGAACGGGGACGGCAGCCTCACCACACCGGGCGCCGTGCTGGACCCCAACCCCTACATGCGGACCGACATCTCCGGCTGGACATCGGGGTCGGCTGTGATCTCCTGGTCCACAGACCTGGTCGTGAACGACCAGGGGATGCCGGTGATGAAGATCGTGCCGGACGGGGTCAGCGTCTCCGGCGGCGCCGGCCAGAGCCCCCGCACACCGGTGGACTCGATCGTCCCCGGGAACACCTACGTCTGTGACGCCTGGGTGTACTCCCCCGGCGGCTGGGCCGATCTGCGGAGCTGCATCGACTGGTACGACAACACCAACAGCTTCCTGTCCACCGGCCTGGGCTCCGCCACCGTGGTCTCCGCGGGAGTGTGGACACACCTGGTCCAGACCCTGGTGGCACCGGACACAGCCTCCCGGGCGGCCGTGCGTGTCCGGCACGGCGGGACGCCTCCCTCCAGCGCGCTGTACTACGCCTGGGGAATTCTCCTGATCGATCCGTCCGTACCGGGGAACTTCGTCGCACCGGGCCCGAACGAAGACGTCACCGCAGACGTGCTCAGCGGAGGAGTTACGGTCTCCTACGGGCGGGACCAGTTCCGCCAGCTCTCCCCTGCCAAGAACGGCACGGCCGGCTTCTCCCTGAACAACGTGAACCGTACCTACAGCCCGGAGAACACCACGTCTCCGCTGTACGGAGACCTGGACCCCGCGCGGAGTATGCGGGGACAGGTGACCTTCATCGGGAAGACCTACTCCCTGGGCTCGATGCGGATCGATGACTACAACGTCCACGCGGACATCGACAACCGGACTGTGGACTTCACCTTCCAGGACGGGATGAAGTCGCTGGACGGGCCCAACCTCTCCACTCCCGTGCTGTCCTCCCGGCGCACCGGGGACCTGGTCAACTACATCCTGGACCAGGTGGGGTGGACAGCCGGACGCGCGATCGACCCGGGCGCCACGGTCGTCCCCTGGTGGTGGGTCGAAGGCACGAACGCGCTGTCCGCCATCCAGGATCTGGTGAAGAGCGAAGGGCCGCCGGCCATCGCGTACGTGGCGCTGGACGGGACCTTCGTCTTCCGGGACCGGCACCACCGGATTCTGAACGAAGCCTCCCTGGTCTCCCAGGCGAACTTCTCGCAGAACGAGATCGATCCCTGCGAATCCCCCGCGGTCACCGGCCTGTCCTTCACCGCACCGTTCGAGTACGCACACGGCTGGCGGGACATCGTCAACAGTGTCCAGTTCACCAGCTCCACCCGGCAGCCCGCTTCGGAGATCTCCCAGGTGTGGCAGTACGGGACGTCGTTCTCCCTGTCCATCGGCCAGTCCATCACCCTGGCCGCTTCGGGTTCCGATCCCTTCGTCAACGCCGTCACGCCGGTACAGGGGACGGACTTCACCACGGCCGGGATCGGGACCGTCCAGGTGACCCTGTCGCGGGACAACGGCCAGGCGGTGAACATCACCTTCCTGGCCATCGGTGGCTCCGTCACCGTGAACGATCTCCAACTACGGGCCCGGCCCATCCCCGTCGTGGGTACCCAGAACGTCTCCCGTACGGATACGACGTCCATCGCCAGCCACGGGGAGCAGACGTACCCCGACACGGCGCCCTGGGCCTCTTCCGGGGACGCTTACGCCATTGCCGGAACCATCCTGCTCTACTACGCCAAGAGGCGCCCTACGGTGCAGCTCCGCATCGTGGCCCGGGACCCGGAACACCTGCGGCAGATCCTGGAGCGGCGGATCTCCGACCGTATCCACATCGTTTACGGTGAAATGCGGATAGATGATGACTTCTTCATTGAATCTGTGACACATCAGATAGACCGGATGAACAAGGTCAACCAGCCGCCCGTCCACTCCGTGGTGTACGGCTGTGAGATGGGCCTGGGGGACGTCAACGCCAACCCCTTCCGCTTCGACGTCCGCGGTTCCGGATTCGATCAGGGGGTTTTCGATCCGCTGGTGGGAGACAATCCGGCCAGCGTCTTCGTGTTCGATGACGTGCGGGGGTCCTTCGACGTCGGGGTGTTCGGAACGTGAGGAAGCCATGGAACTGATGACCGAGAAGGCGCGCGCCTACGTCTACGGCGGGGACTGGGTGTCCGACTGCCCGCGGCCGGGGTGCAGCAACGTGGAACACCTGATGGAGCCTGTCGTCCCCCACGGACCCCGGACCCGTCCGAAGAGCTTGTTCATCTGTTCGTACTGCGGCCAGCAGTCGGTCATCGAGTGGCCGTCCCAGGACTTCATGTACGGAGCGCTGGAGATCCTGATGAAGCGGCCGGTGCCCGGGAACCGGAACTGGTACCCGGCCGGCCACACCAGCGCGGTGCGCTTCGGCATCGAGCACGGGCAGAGCCTGGACGACCTGCGGCAGGAGAACGAAGCGCACGGGGTGACGCCGTGACCTGGTCCGCACCCATGACCGCGGTCAGCGGGAACGTCTTCGCAGCCGCGGAGTTCAACCAGTACGTACGGGACAACCTGAACGAAACCGCGGTGGCGAAGGCCACCACGGCAGGTCAGTATTTCGTGGCCGTCGGCGCCAACTCCCTTGCCGCCCGGGTCATCGGCGGCAACTCCGTCCAGACCACCCAGACCACCACGTCCACGTCGTACACCGACCTGGCCACCCCGGGGCCGGCGCTCACCCTGACCACCGGCACGCTGGCGATCGTCTTCGTCTCTGCGAAGATCACCAACAACACCAGCAACGCCACCAGTTTCATGTCCTACCAGGTGAGCGGTGCCACCACTGTGGCGGTCACCACGACCCGGGCCCTGGTGAGCGACGGCATGAACGCCAACAGCAATTTCCGTGCTTCAGCGGCCAGTACCGTGCCGCTCAACGCCGGCGTGAACACCTTCACCACCAAGTACGCGGTCGGAGGCGGCACCACCGGCAGCTACGGGGACCGCACGATCATCGTCATCCCCTTCTGAGAGGAGGAATCCGTGGCCACCCTGAAGACGTACGGACGCACGCTCTGGGACCTTCAGCAGACCGTGGGGAACCGGATCGGCTTCGACCTGCGCACGGCACCCCTGGAGTTCCGGGCGCTGATCATCATGGTGGACGCCTCCCTGGCGCTGCTGATCAAGGCGCTGGTGGACAAGGGCGTGTTCAACGACCTGGAGCTGAACGCGGCCGTCCAGGGGGTCCGGAACACGACCTTCGCCCGGATGGGTCCGCCCCCGCTAGTGGACACCATGGCCACGGACCAGGTGCTCCCCGTACCCGAACCCCTCCAGGACTGAAGCCATGACGTGGACAGCCCCCATGACCGCAGTCAGCGGATCGGTCTTCACCGCGGCCCAGTTCAACCAGTTCGTGCGGGACAACCTCCTGGAATGCCCGGCGTCCAACGCCACCACGCCGGGCTCCTTCTTCGTCACCGACGGAACCAACCACGTCGTGGAGCGCATCCCGGCCGTGTCCCGGGTGGATGTCCAGGAGGTGATCACCGCCACGTCCTTCGCCGATGCCCCGACCCTTGGGCCGTCGGTCACCGTGACGACCGGGACACACGCGTACATCTTCATCGCTGCGGAGATCGGAAACACCACCGCGTCCAGCGCCGGCTGTCTGGTCGGAACGCTGATCTCCGGCGCCACGTCGGAGTCCCCGACACCCCAGTACGCACTCCGGCAGGAGAGCGCGGCGCAAAGCGAATTCCAGCGCGCGACATATGCCCGGCTCCACACCGGCCTCACTCCGGGCAGCAACAGCTTCCGGTTGCAGTACCAGACCACCGCCGGCTCCATGAACATCAACTACCGGGAGATCTCTGTTCTCCCGATGTGAGGGGAAATCCGTGCCCAGCTATGAAGACGCACTCCAGTCCGCGTACACCGACGGGTCCCAGTTGCAGTTCGAACCGGTCGGAGTCTTCCAGGACGCCCCCTGGTACCTCACCGCCACCCCCGGCGGGAACATCGCCTTCCACAGTCTGACGGCATCCGATACCGCGTCGGCCATCGCGGAGGCGGAAACCTACCTGGGTGGCCTGAACATGGTCAAAGCAGCCGAATGGAAGAAGAACCTGGACGGAACCGTGATCACGTCCGTCTGGTTCTCCCTCCCCTCGTAAGGAGCGCAGCATGACGGTCAGTATCCCGGGCGTGGACTATGCCTGGTCACATCCCGGCGGAGCATCGCTCCAGGCGGCCGGGAAGAAGTTCGTCTGCCGGTACCTGGGCCAGGACGACACGAAGATCCTGAAGCGCGCGGAAGCCGACGACCTGGCCGCGCACGGGATCTGGTCGGTGGTGGTCTACGAAGATGCCGCGGACCGGGCACTGGGAGGCAGGGCCGTAGGGATCGGGGACGCGCAGCGCGGCCTTGCCCAGGCGCGTGCGGCCGGGATGCCGGAAGACCGGCCGATCTTCTTCGCGGTGGACTTCAACGCCACCGAAGCCCAGCAGACCGCGATCAACGCCTACCTGGACGGGGCCGCCTCCGTCATCGGGAAACAGTGGACCGGCATATACGGCGGATACTGGCCGGTGAAGCGCGCGCTCGATGGCGGACACGCCACCTGGGCCTGGCAGACCGTGGGCTGGTCCGGTTCCAACCGGGACAGCCGGATGGTCATCCTCCAGCCGGCCACCACCGTGAAAATCAACGGTGTGACCTGCGACAACGACACAGCACTGTCCGACGACTTCGGCCAGTGGAAGCCCGGCATCCTCCCGGAGGCAGCAATGGCAGCAGTAGACCTCACCCCCGCTTCGGTGAACGCGGTGGCCGCCGCGGTGACGAAGAACCTCCTGGCGTCGCTCCACGACGACCCGACCACCGCGGACAACTCCACCAAGTCGCTCGGCGCGATCTGGTGGGACGACGGCAAGAACTCGTTCCAGGCCAACACCGCCATCACCAAGGTGGCCGTATCGGTGGCCGCGCTCCAGACCGCGGTCAGCAAGCTGGGAACCGGCGTGCCGGCGGACTTCGTCACGTCCGTTCTGGCCAAGCTCGATGCGCTCCAGGCGGCCGTCACCGATCCGTCGGGACTGCTGGACCAGATCCGCACGGAGCTGGAGTCCTACCAGATCACCATCACGAAGGAGAGCTGACCGTGTCGCTGGCCGCGCAGGTACAGGGCTGGGTGGAAGAGGCGCTGGAGGACTTCCGCGCCGCGATCAGGAAGACCGTGGAGAGGCTGACCGGGCTGGACGAACGGATCACCAAGCTGGAGGAGTACGTCCAGGCCATCGAGCAGAGCGACGGCATCCCCGCGGACCCCAGGCCGCGTGCGGTCAGCGCTCCGGCACGCGGTAGCGCGGCGCGCAAGACGACCGCCACCGCGAAGTCCACGACGGCCCAGGCGGGAACCGCGGAAGCCCGGGGGCAGGCCAGCCCGTAAGATCCCCCGGAAGACAGGAACGGCAGGAAGAAGGAAAAGTGCGAGTTACGGTCTTTCCCGCTGATGTGTACGGGTGTGGGTATTTCCGCCTGATCTGGGCTACGGGACTGCTGAAGGAGGCAGGCCACGACATCCGGATGTACCGCCCCCAGGACCGGCGGCTGGAAGTCCACGTGGACTCCGACGGGGAGACGGTACGGGACGTCAGCCTGGACACCGATGTGGTGGTCCTCCAGCGGATCACCCACAGCTTCATGGCCCAGGCCATCCCGATCCTCCGTGCGAAGGGGGTTGCGGTGGTGATGGACGTGGACGACGACCTGTCGTCCATCCATCCCGCGAACCCCTCGTACGCCGCGATGCACCCCCGCAACGAACGGCGTGTCGATCCCGGCGCCGTCCAGCCCCGGCGGCACTCCTGGCGGCACCTGAACGCGGCGTGCCGGGACTCCACGCTGGTGACCGTCTCCACACCGGGACTGCTGGACGTCTACGCCCGGCACGGCCGCGGACGGGTGATCTACAACCACTTGCCGGAACCGTACTTCACCACGGAGCACACCGATTCCGACGTCATCGGCTGGCCGGCTGCACTGGTCTCCCACCCGGACGACCCGTCAGCCGTAGGAGGCGCTGTGGCGCGCCTGGTGACCGACGGAGCGGCCTTCCAGGTGATGGGGGACCCCACCGGCTGCGGGACGGCCTTCGGGCTCTCTGCCGACCCTCCAGGGGCCCGGAACATCACAACCCACCAGTGGCCGTCGAAGGTGGCGGAACTGGGAATCGGGATCGCCCCGCTGGCGGACACCCGGTTCAACGCGTGCAAGTCGTGGCTGAAGCCGCTGGAAATGTCGGCCCTGGGTGTCCCCTGGGTGGCGTCCCCGCGGCCGGAGTACGTCCGGCTGCACACACGGGGAGCGGGCATCCTGGCGGACACTCCGCGGCGCTGGTACCGCGATCTGGACCGGCTGCGGCGCTCCCCGCAGATGCGCGCGGAACTGGCCGGGCGCGGCCGGGAAGTGGCGGAGACCCTACGGCTGCGCGACAACGCCTGGCGCTGGATGGAGTGCTGGGAGGAGGCGTACCGCATCCAGCGCGCCGGCTCCGGGGTGGCCGCGTAGGTCCGCCACCTGGCCCCTGAGTTCAGCAACGCGGCCCTGGAGTGCAGTGATCTGCATGTCCAGGGCCGCTTTGGTCTCCAGTCGCAGGGAGGCGTCCCCGGAGACCTGGTGTCTTTTCGCTTCGAGCAGCGCGGCCAGGTTCTCCGCGTGGTCGTCCAGCTTTTCCGGGGTCATCATGACGCCACCGCTTCTTCCCTGCCCGAAGGCCGTTCGTCCGCGGCCCATGATGCTCCGCAGAACAGACAGATCTCGCTCCGGTCCACCGCGCGCACGCTGCGGCCCAGGCACAGCGGGCACTTGGCCCGGCTCCGGTTCTTGCTCAGGGCCCGGCGCTCCGCGGTACTGGTGCCGCCCCAGTAGCCGGACTCCCCGACGGCCATCGCGGTGTCCAGGCATTCCTGGCGGACCGGGCACGTGTTGCAGTAGGCACGCCGCACGAAGTCCAGGGAGCGGCTGTCCTCCGTCAGCGGGAAGAACCGGTCATCGTTGAGCCCCCGGCACGCCGCGTCCCGGTACCAGTCCTGCGGAGTCCCGCCGTAGAAGACTCTGGTCATGTGGCTTTCCTCGCTCCGTCTTAACCCAAACTGTGCGCTTCCGTACGAAGAACGCAAAGGGCCCGTGCCGGAGGACTTCCGGCCGGGCCCGTGCGCGGGGTTCCGCTCCTGCCCGCTAGCCGCGGAAGCCCAGGTACCGGGAGACCTCCGGCCACCGGGTAGCCACGGCTTCGAGCTGGCGCTGTTCGTCCTCCATCCGGCTGGTGGACTCCATCCACCGGTCCAGGTCCCGGATCTCCCCCAGATGGTCGTCCACCAGGTCCCGCAGGACGGTCGGGTTCAGTGCGTCCAGCTCCCAGGAGCTGGGCCCGTACCGCTCGATGTAGGCGCGCGCCCGGCCGTCGGAGAGCTTGGCCGGGTTCGGGGGCGGGTTGTACTGGCTGACCTGGTCCATGGTCAGCGCGATCCGGCGGACGTCGGTCTCCGCCCCGAACAGCGCCAGCCGGTCCGCGATGTCCCGGCTCATGTCCACGCCGGAGGGGTCGTGGTCCCCCAGGTGGAGGATCACCGTGTTCTGGCCGTTCTCCTCATAGCGCTTCAGCCGCTCCGCGGCGCGCCACATCTCCGACTGGCTGGTGTAGCCCCGGCAGGAGAAGTAATCGACGTCGTACGTACGGGCCGGGGTGCCGATGACCCCGACCAGCGCGTCCTTCTCGATCCAGACTTCCACGCGGGTGTCCTGGTCGGCCCACCGGTCGGTCCGGTAGCTCCAGCGGGTGGAGTTGATGATGGACTGGGGGTTGGTCCAGTGGGACAGGCCCATCAGGTTCCGGGTCCGGTCGATCAGGTGGTTCCAGTCGATCAGGCCGGCCAGCCGCGCGTCATTGACGATCGATCCCAGCCGGTCGTACTCCGTGTCCTTGTTGGGGATCAGGTTCCGGGAGACGAACTGGTAATAGAGCTGGCGCAAGGTCAGATCCATCCCCTGGTCCGCGTACTCCCGGCAGATCTGCTCCGCCTGCTCGATCACCTCCAGGCTGGAGCCCCGGAACTTCTTCGGCACGTAAACGATCTTCGGCATGTCTTCACCTCTTCCTGGTTCCTGTGGTGCTCAGGGATTCAGCGGCTTGCCGCACGTGGAGCAGTACGAAGATCCGGACGTGTTCGAAGCCCCGCAGGAGGAGCAGTACACCGGGCCCGGCGTGGACATCAGCCGGACCAGCACGGCGATCAGCTTCACGGCCCATCCCTCTCTTCCTGGTTCCTGGTGGTACGACTTCCGCCGGTCAGTTGCCCGTCGGGGACGGGGTGACCGGAACCGGGACCGCCTTCGTCCCGGTGCACATCCCGGCCGGCGCGCTGAAGACCTTCACGTCCGCGGCCACTCCGTCATGGGTGGTGGAGGTGAAGGCCATGCCGGGGAAGCCGTACAGGCACTTCGCGCAGACGTTGGAAAATTCGTCCGGCATGTTGGTGCAGAAGGCCGGGCTGTCGTCCCCGGACCGGGCGGCCACCGGCGCGTCTCCCTTGCCGCGCTTGTCGTTGCGGCTGTCGCACGCGGCGCCGGTGACGACCAGGGACACCACCAGGGCAACGGCGGCCAGTACACGCCGGACGCGCTTGCTGATCTTCACGGATTCCTCGCTTCCAGTGCCGGGACTTCCGGCGGTGCGCCCGGCAGGACTCGAACCTGCGGCCCCCATATCCGTAGTACGGTGCTCTGTCCACCTGAGCTACGGGCGCTTGCGCGGGATTTACGGCTCCCGGCGGCCGTGGAGCGGTCAGTCCGCGGCGGGGGTGTTGCGCAGCTCCTCCAGGTCCGGGGCGGCCGGGCCGTCCCCGTAGGTGAAGTACGTGCCGATGACCTTCAGCTTCCGTTCGGTGGTGGTCAGGTTGCCGTCACCGCTGACGGAGGTGACGCTGACCGTCCCGTCTTCCAGGTCCCCCAGGTGGGCCGCCAGCCCGGCCGCGATGTCCGCCCGGCTGGGGAGCGCGACCCGGGCGCCGGCCTCCACGTCCACCGTGATGTTCAGCCGTGCGATCTTCCGTTTTGCCATGATTCCTCACTTCGTGGGTTCCGGCCCGGCCAGTGACCCCCGCGTGGCCGGGGTGGTTCTCCGCGCGCTCACCGTGCACGGTGTGGGGGTCGTGGTGCGCCCGACAGGATTCGAACCTGTGACCTGCTGGGTTTCACTCAGCCGCTCTTCCAACTGGGCTACGGGCGCCCTATTCAGTTTTGTCCGATCGGCCTAAGTAAATCAGCCTCCGGTTCTGCCCGGAAGCAGGGGTACGTCACGGAACGGTCACGCCTGGCGGGTGATGGCCCAGCGGCTGTGATCGAGCGCGACCATCCGTACCTCCCGGCCGGTGACGACATCCTGGCAGGTGAGGTTCCAGACGTCGTACGGCTTTCCGTCGCGGATCGCGGTCCCGGCGGTACGGTCCTGGACGGACAGGCGCCGCTTGCACTCCACGTCCTTCTGGCCAGCGCGGCGCGTCTCCATGTAGACCTGGACGAAGACGTCCCCGGCGCGGAGCTGGCGCGTGTAGACCACCATCAGCACTTCCGGCGCGGTCTCCCCGGTCTCCACGGCAGCCTCTCCGATCGTGGCGGTGTCGGTCATGGTCCCTCTTCCTTGTTCCTGTCAGAACGGCGCTGCTCCAGGCGGCGCGCGTTGTGTGCCTTCAGGCACTTGGGGTCGGTCTGCTCCAGGCGGCGCCGGTGGCGCTGGTACGCCCGGTCGGTACCGCAGTCCGGGTACCGGCCCAGGATGCCGTCCAGGATGGCGATCCGCACGGCATCCGTCATATTCCGGGCACCCAGTTTGCGGATGACGCTGGCGCCCTGGTTCTTCACGGTCTGGACGTGGACCCCGCGCCGGGTGGCAACGGAGCCGTACGTCAGACCGTTGGCCAGGAGGAACAGAACCTGGGTCTCAGCGGCCGTGAGCAGGACTCCGGTCCTGGGGCGCCCCATCAGAGCCGGAAGCGGCTACAGCGGGCGCACAGCGGCTCCCGGCGGCTGATGTGCCGCAGCCGTGCTTCGTCTGTGCCGCAGTCCCGGTACTGGCCGATGATCCCGCGCGACATGGCCACGTGGACGGCCTGGGCCATGTTGTGGACCTCCAGCCGGGCCCGGATGCGGCGGCCCGACTGCTCCGCCGCGTTCCGGGTGATCCCGGCGCCGTGCGCCACGGCCGGCCAGACCTTCCCCTGGGAGATGAGCCAGAGACAGATCCATTCCTGCCGGGTCAGCGGCGTGCCGGGCTTGGTCGGCCAGTGCCTGGTGGGCATGGCTTCCTCCTTCCTGTTCCAGCACCCCCGGCAGGATTCGAACCTGCGGTGTCCGCCGTACGGGGGTCCCCGGGATCACGGCTCCCGGCTGCCGTCGTGCGTCAGTCCTCCACGACCACCGGAAGCGGGGCCGGCCTGTCGTCGCTCTTGCGGTACCAGGCCAGACCCCCGTCTTCCGGCCGCTTCTCGAAGGGGTCCATGTCGTCCGCGATGACCAGGGCGTTCCGGTGGACACCGGGCATCCGGGAGAGGAGATACCGCACCCGCAGTGCCTCCGCCTGGGCATGGACGATCAGGTCCGGGGCCCACTCGATGAACCGGGCCAGGATCTCCAGCTCCGATTCGTCCCCGTCCCAGGCGGCCGAATCATGCTGCTCCCCGACCGTGTCGGCCAGAAGGTCGTTGACCTTGTCGGCCAGCTCCCGGTACGCGGCGTCGTCGCTGGCGGCCAGGATCTCTCCGGCGACGTCCGCCATGATCCGTTCGGCCTCCGCCTTGCTGCGGCGGGTGTTGGTGATCAGGGCCGTGACCAGTCCGCGCTGGGTCATCGCGTCACCGCCAGACCGGTAATGAAGATCATCACTGGTTCCTCTCTTCCCTGGTTCGGAGCTGGGTGCCTGACAGGGGGTCACGTACGGGACGCGCCCCCGACCGGCGGACAGTTCACGATGCAGTCGGTCCCCGGAACCTGCGGGTGGACACCGTCCGGGCGGTACCCGGCGGACGGCGGTCGGGCCCGGGAAGGTTGTCCCCGGGACGCTTGGAGTACGGGCCTTCGTTGCCCACCGGGACCTCATGTCCCCGGGCGGTGGGCCGCTGCCACCAGCGCGACATCAGTTCAGCCGGGCCATGACGCGCTGGTCCTCCAGGGACCAGTTGGACAGGGTGGCCAGCGGTTCTCCCAGGGAGCACAGGTCTTCGATCTCCTGGGTGCCGCCGCTGGCCGCGTCCATCACGGTGAAGCACTGGCCGCACTCCGTCATGTGGCCGGCCCAGTTCCGGTACGCCTCCGCGTACGGCAGGGTGGGCACCAGGTTCATCGGGGGGGATGTGCAGACCGGACATAGGGTTCCTTCTTCCTGGTGGTGCGGGGATCAGAGCAGGTTCCCCCACTTGTCGGTCGGGGGCACCATCACCGGAACCTGGCGCGGACCGTCCGCCAGGAAGCCGCACTGCGCGTCGGCGGTCACTTCCGCCAGGAACTCCGCCACCCGGGCAACCGGGATCTTGCTGGACGACGGAGCCACCCAGGGCGCGTTCTGCCGTTCGGCCCAGTACACCGGGCGCTCCGTGGCCGCGATGTTCAGGAACCGGTACCGCGGATACACCTTGCCCGGCCACCAGTCGGACGGGGTGTTCTCCGGGGTGAGAGCTATCAGGGTGAACGGCGGGCGGAACCGGCCGCGTCCCGTCTGGCTCCAGCCGGCATCCTTCAGCGCACGGACGACGTCCTGGAGCTTCTCCCGCGGTGTCTGCCTGGGTGCCATCGGTTCCTCTTCCTGGATTCCTGTTCTGCTGCTGGTTCTATCCTCTCGCAGGTCAGGATGTATGTCAAGTTATGTCCAACGCTTTGACCTGCGAGAATGAAGATTCTTTACGCTACTTCTCCCCGCGGAGGTTCCGGCGGATCTCCGCCTGGCGTTCGTCGGATACCGATCCGGTGACCCCGCCCGGCGTCATGCCCAGCCCGGTACCGGTGGCCATGAAGCTGCCGGAGCTGGAGTACCCGCGGGGGTCTCCTCCGTTCCGTACGCGCTCCTGGTGCTCCGCCCGGCACTGCTCCACCCAGGCTGCCTCCTCCACGCGGACATGGCCGCCGGACCCCAGCGCGTCCAGGAGGATGCGGGAGGCGATACGGAACAGCCGGCCGCGCGGACCCCCGTCCGCACTGCCGCTGGAAGCGGCGTACATCCGCTCCCGGCACAGGGAGCAGTGACAGCCGTCGGTCTGCTCCGCGTACGGCGCGAAGTCCTCCCGGCCGGGCGCCGGGGAGTCCCAGATCAGGTACCGGATGTCGCGCCGGACCATGACGTGGTGGCCGTCCCAGACGCGCATGGCCTCCGGTGTGCCCAGGTACCGGATCTGCCCGAAACTGGACAGCGTCCGGTCTTCGAAGCGCACCGCCCGGGACACCTGGCGGCGCGTCACCGGAGCGGCGAACCCCTCCGTCTCCCGGACGCTGCCGGACATGGCCACGAACCAGCCGGCCCCGTGGTTCGGCTCCATGAAGATCGAACCGATCTCCAGATCGGGGAACAGCGTCATGTTCCACTGGTCCCGGGCGAAGCCTTCCACCGGGACCAGGATGTGGTCCGGGGTCGTCATCGCGCACCGGCCCACAGGGGCGCCTGGTGCAGCGGGCGGACAGCGGCCACGCGGACCGGACGCGGCCAGGAGCCGTGCGCCACGGTGAGCGGGGTCGGGCGGTCCGCCTTCGCCAGCTCCGCGGCACGCCGGGTCTCCGCCGCGGTGGGGACGTTGGAACGGGGCTTCGACGCCGGCACCGGGTAGCGGTGACGGGACTTGCTGCCGTGCACGGTGTAGGACACGATCCGGTCCAGCCGGAAGGTACGCGGCTCCGCGGTCGGGCGGTCGGCCGTCGGCCGGTCCATCGCACGGAAGTAACGGTCCCCGTCCTGGTTCTTCGTGATCATCCAGGGCTCCACCACCCGGCGCGTCACGGACCCGTTGGCACGGGTGTAGATGATGGTCACGGGGCGCCGGAGCTTCATGGCCCGGACGATGTTCCGGAAGAGCTTGTCCTGGTCGGTGGCCTGCATCGGGTCCTTCTTTCCTGGTTCCTGTGCTGCTGTGGTTCCATCATCCCGCGTGTACTGATCTATGTCAAGTGATGACACAGATCGAATGAGACAGGGCGACAGGAATCGAACCTGACACCGGCTCCCACTCCTCCCCGCAGGGAGAAGGCTGGTCACCCTCCCACGATGCCCTGACCCAGGATGCCTCCCGGGCTTCCAGCTCCAGCGCGTCCGCCGTGCGTACTCCCGACCGGTCATGATCCGGTACCTCCAGCTTGAGAGGCTGGTGGGCATCCTTTACCCCACGGGAGCGGGTTGGACGGGATTACGGCTCCCGCCGGGCCGTCGTACTCAGACGCTCTTCGTGGACGCGCGGCGCTCCGCGGTCTCCGCGATCTGCCGGGCCAGCGGACTGCCGGAGACGATCCCCACCAGGCCGGTGAACATCCCGGTGCCGGGGTCCGTGGTGACCTGGAGACCGGCGCCGGAGGCGAAGGTCCGTGCGGCGAAGGCCGCGTACTGGTCCAGCGTGCTCTCCTGGTACGGGAATACCGCCATGCTGTCCTCTTCCTGGGTTCCTGTGCTGCTGTGGGTTCTATCGTCCCGCATCCAGTCGTCTATGTCAAACTATGTTCATCGCTCTGACCTGCGGTGGAGAAACCCGTTCATGATTCTTTGGCGAAATGGACTTCCACCGGGCGCGCGTCGTTGAGCGCGGTGGCGATGGCCTGGGCCACGGAGATGTCCGTGTACCGGGCCACGATGTCCTCCACGGTGCGCGCCGGAACACCCGGCCGGCGGATGACGGACCTGCGGACCACCACAGCGTCCTTCAGACGCTGGCGCGTCTCGTACTTCACGGTCATCTTGTGTGCGGGCATGTGGGGGCTGCCCTTCCCTTCCTGGATTCCTGGTACAGACGTCAGCCCCCGGCGGCCGGGAGACGGCCGCCGGGGGCTGCTGGGCTGCTCTCAGCCCTGTTGTCCGGTGCTGATGTACTCCGCCGCGATGGACAGGTTCTCCTCCACGAAGCGCGTGTGCTGCTCCGGACGGCATTCGGTCCGGTCGCATTCAATCGCCTCACGGATCACTTCCGCAACGAACTTGCCCGTGTCGGCCACGGTGGTCCTGATCACATCGTCCTCCTGTCCGGCAGACTGCTCACGAAGGCGGCTTTCGTCCGCCACGCGGCCCCGCACTGTGTGCAGCGGACCAGGGAGTACGGGGACCAGGTCCGCCGGTTTCCGCTGAAGGCGCTGTAATGCGCGTTCCTGATCACGACCACCCAGAAGTCCCGGTGGCCGCGGTCCCGGCACGCCAGTCCGTCGCTCACCGCCGGGCCGTCCGTTCCGTCCGGCAGCCGCACCCGGTCTGGGAGCAGGTGTCCATCTCTTCGGTGTCGGGCCCGTGATCCGGGTGGCCGCAGAACCGGCAGGTCTCCAGCCGGTCGTACACCCGGTCAGCCATGATCATGTCCAGCACGGCTTTCCAGGCGTCCGCCTCCTTCTGCCACTGCCGGGTCAGCCGGCCCAGCGCGGCAGCGCGGGCTTCGGTGGGAACCGCGGCGCTCCACCGGAACCGGTACGCCTCCGTCTTCCTGACCGCCTCCGCGTAGGAGAACCGGATCTGGGCCTCCACGTTCGCGGTGACCCGGGGGCCGGCGGCCGGACGGCTGTGCGGGGTGGTCATGAGACAGCCTCCAGGCCGCAGGAACCAGCAGTGATCCCGGTAGCTGCGGTGATGAGCGACCGGGCGAACAGGGGGGGTACGACATTGCCGGCAAGGGTGTACCGCTGTCCCGCGTTGCCATGGATGACCAGATCCCGCCTGAGTCCGTTAAGAGCGGCGGCTTCGGCGACGGTAGGGCGCAAGTGCGGGAGACTGCGCTCTTTCCACCGGTCGGTTCCCATCGCTTTGCGCATGGCCTGGCGGGACCCGTTGCCGAATGGCTCCGCGCCGCCGGTACTTGTTCCGCCGCTGGTAACGGTGGGTGCGGGGCGCTGGGTGTAGCCCCAGCCGATGATGTCGGCCATGGCGACCAGCGGGGGCTGGCCGGTCCCGCCGTGGGTGGGTTCGGGCAGGATGACCCCGTGCATCCGGGATGCCAGGAGAACGGCGCGGGGCCGGTGCGATCCGAGTCCGAACCGGGCCGCGTCAAGAACTCCGGTGGTCACGGAGTAACCGTGGTTCCGGAGGATGCCGGCGTAGTGCTCCCACACGGAAAGCACGCTGGGCACCTGTTCCATGGCGATCCACTCGGGTTCGAGATCATGTATCCACCGCATGGGTTCAGCGGTGAGAATGCTCCGGGAGTCAAGGCACCGGGCCCCGTGCTGTGCACGGGTGTCGTGGCCGCTGGCCAGGTCGTCAATCGCTGAGCAGATGTGCGGAAGGTCGTGGCGGCCTTTCCCGCTGCCCATCCTGGAGAACGGGGGGCACGGCGGGGACCAGATACCGCCCCAGGTACGGCCACGGAACGGCGCGGTGGGGTACTGGCTCACGTCACAGCGGATGGTCGGATGCCCGGCGCCGGCCCGGGTGCGGCAAGCGCTCTCACTGAGTTCCAGCCCGGTATCAGACAGGCCAAGCCCGCGGAGGGCTTCGGACCAGCCGATGCCCGCGAAGCCGTGGACGATACGGCCGGCGGCCGTCACCGGCCCGGCTCCGCCCACTGGGCACCGATACCGGCCAGCCAGGCGGTGACCAGCTCCTCCGCCATCCGCTGCGCGGTCAGTGCGTCGTTGTGGCCTCTCAGGTGTTCCGGGACGTAGACCGGGAGAACAGTGCTCACCACGTAGTTCGGATCGGTCCGCCGGGACTTCCAGCTCAGGGAGACCAGTTCGACACCGTTGGAGCGGCCCCGGTACCCGGACCCTTCGGTCCTCCTCCAGACGATCGGGGTCCCCGGGTACGCCTCCTCCAGCGCGTCGGCCAGGAACTGGCGGCGCCCCAGACGCTGCTCCTCCACGGTCCGGATCACGCGGATCTTCACCGCGTCGCGGTACACGGCGGAGTACGACGTTCCGGGCCGCCCGTCGCCCGGAAGCCGGTAGCTGACCGAGTCGTCCGTGATCTGCTCGATCCAGCCGGTGGCCTTCGAGCCGGACAGTTTCCAGGACAGCTCCACTTCGTCCCCCTCCTGGACAGCCTGGGCCGCCCGGGGCGCCGGGTTGCTCTCGCTGCACCGGGTGTGGCCCAGGTCGTAGCAGTCGTGGAAGGGGAGCCGGTCCGCGTCCGTCTTGAAGTCCGCGATGAAGGCCGTACCGTCCGCCAGCGTTCCGGCCAGGTCGGGCTGGTACTCCGTCAGCGGGTACGTCCAGGAGGCGCTGAAGACGTCTCCGCAGATCTTCACCACGTCGTCCCCGGTCTTCCAGGCGTGACCGGGCTGGACCTTCCAGACCTCCGGGGCACCGTTCACCTGGACGGTGATCTTGTTGGCTCCCCGGACACCGGTGACGCTGCCGCGCGGAGTGGACGGGGTGGTCCCGAAGAAGTGCTGCGACAACAGATACGCCTCCGCCGTGGCGGAGATCTCTTCGTGGCTGGCCGCCAGGCGCTCCACTTCCTCCAGCGCCTCCGCCGGGGTCAGCCGGCCAACGGCGTCCGCCGGACGCTCGGTGCCGGCCGCAGCCCAGCCGGCCGCGGTGAGGTAGTGGCCCATCTCGCCGTCGTGCCGGCCGTACTCCACCAGCCCGCGGTCCATCAGCGCCACCCTGGTTCCGGTCCTTCCGGAGTTCAGGTACTGCCATCCGCGGTTCCGCGCGAACGCGTCCAGCATGTTCATCATCACGGGGGAGAGCTTCCTGGCCATCAGTTCCTTCTTCCTGTTCCGCCGGTGGTGGGGACCGGCCGCCGTGCGACCCCGGTACGTGGTGTCCCCGGTCGATGCTCCCGGCATCTCGTTGGCGTCCGGTCCCCGTCCCGGTCTCCCGGGCACAGCTCTATCTTCCCGTACTCCAGTGTCTATGTCAAATGATGTCCAACGCTGTGAGCTGCGACAATGAAACCAGTTCATGATTCTTTGACACAGGGAAGCCCCCGGACGGCTGTCCGGGGGCTTCAGGGGCGGTACGGCTGGGCTACTCCTCCAGCGCGTCGTCCAGTACGCGCCGCAGCGCGCGCAGGTCGTCCAGCGTCAGCCCCGGGCAGCCGGGCGTCCGGCCGATGATGATCCGGCTGCCGCTTTCCTGGTCCAGGCTCTCCAGCACGGCGTGGAAGTTGTCCACGACGTCCGGGACGTGCTCCGGGACGGTCTCCGGGACGGTCTCCTTCTCCTCCACCGGCAGCGCGGTTCCGGACAGGTCGGTCTTCACCGCTCCGGCGTACGTCCGGTACCCCTGGCTCTTCAGGTGGTCGAAGTGCTCCTGATGACCGGCGCACAGGAGCGACACCTTCCCGTCGGACCACACCACCCGGACCACCGCCGGGGCTCCGCAGCCGGTCCCGTTGCCGCTGGTGGTCTCCGGCACCTGGCCGGCCGTGCAGCGGGGGTTCTCCTTCACGCACACCATGTCCCCGTGGCCGGCCTGGAGCATGGCGTCCCGGGTGGCCCAGGCCGTCCCGCACTCGCACTCCACGGATTCGTCCGCCTGCTCCGGCTCCAGGTCGTCCACGAACTGCCGCGTGTCACTGCTCCAGGGGATGGTGTCGGTCGGGTCCATGTGGACCGTGACGTACGTGCGTCCGTGGTTCGGGTGACCCGGATTGTCCACCACGCCACGGTTCTCCTGCCGCACCGTTCCCGTCCGGCCGCGGTAGCCGGTGTTCGCGTCCAGACGGATCTGGACCCGGGTCCCCATCGGCCACGATTCGTCCAGGGCCGGGACGTCCATCACCGTGACGCGCGCCTTCGGGTCCCAGTGCATACCATCCCCGGGGCGGATTCCCCGGCAGCCGGGGAATCCCCAGCCGTTCAGCCGCTCCGCGTACTCCAGCGCTTCGGCCGGCGTCATCCTGCCGTCGTCCGCCGGACGCCCGGTCCCGGACAGCTCCTGGACCAGGGTCCAGCCGGCGGGGGTGAGGACCGGGAACAGCCAGGCGTCCCCGTCCTTGTCGGTCACGTTGTGCTGGTAGGTGATCAGACCCCGGTTGATCAACGCGTCTTCCGTGCGGTTGTTGCAGTAGGCCACGGTCCCCTGGTACCCGTTCTCCGCGGCGTGCCGGAGTTCTGCTTCCATCTTCGGGGAGATGCGAACGGCCATCGGGTCCTTCTTTCCTGGGTTCCTGTCGTGCTGTTGGTTCCATCTTCCCGCACCTGCTTGTCTATGTCAAGTCATGTCATAGACCATTTGCACAGGATGCAAACGGCCCCCGGGAGGGTTGTCCTCCCGGGGGCCGCCGTGCTCCGGCCGGGTCAGCTCTTCCAGGGGCCCATGACGGCCACCATCTCCCCCTTCTCCAGGGTCCGGACGTTCCCGTCCGCGCGGGTGATGACCACCAGCTCCGGCGTGACCTCCCTGCCGTCGCGCCAGACGCTGTACTCCGCGGTCTTCAGCTCCACGGATGCGATCGTCCAGGCGGCTTCGAATCCGGGGCGGACGGCCCAGTACCGGTACCCGGGCTTGAAGTCCTCCGCGGCCAGCTCCGTGATCGCGGGCTTCTCCGCGGCCGGCTCCATGTCCTCCAGCCGGACGTACACGATGGTCTGGTGGTCGTCTTCCCGGACCGCGTGCAGACCGTTGCGCCAGTAGGACACGTACCGGGCGGTGAAGGCCGGCTGGGGAACCCAGGTCCGGTTCCAGGTGTCGAAGTGCGACTGCCGGACGATGACCTGGTCGTCCCTGGTGTAGGTGCGCTCTCCCGCTGCCGGGTACGCCTCCGCCAGCGCCTCCTCCACGGTCAGCCGGTCAGCGTCTTCCGCAGCACCCGGGTACAGGGTGCGAGCGTCCAGGATCGCGTCAAGTTCGGAGTAGCTGTACCCCGTCATGCCGTCCCGCCAGGCCGCGTCCGCCAGCGCCTCCTCCACGGTCAGCCGGCCGGTGTCCGCCGGACGGTCCACGCCGTGCTCTGCCAGCCACGACCAGCCCGCCATGGTGATGACCAGGATGTGGCTGGCACCGTACGTCGGCTTCGGGTGGTCGGTCAGCTCCAGCAGACCACGGGAGACCAGCGCCTTCGCGGTGGTGTTCCGGCCGTTGAAGACGACCCGGTCACTGCCGTACTTCGCCTGGGTGGCGGCCACGTTGGTCAGGTACTGCCCCATGGTCTGGCTGAGCTTCGGGGACTTGGCGGTGACGATCATCGGGTCCTTCTTTCCTGGGTTCCTGTGCTGCTGTGACTCCATAGTTCCGCGAATCCTGGTCTATGTCAAGTCATGTCATAGATTATTTCCCAGGACACAGGCCGGCCCGGGAGGACAGTTCCTCCCGGGCCGGCCTGTGCTGGTCAGACCGCTTCCACCGATATGGTCTCCAGCTCCGGGATAGATCCCAGTTCGGGACGCACCGCAAGCAGCTTCCGCGCGATGCGGCGGACCGCGGGGAAGGACGGGACGGGCGGGTTTGCGTGCAGACCGGACAGCGTGCTGAACACGTAGGTGTACGCCTCATAGTCATCCTGGGTGACGCGTCCGGTGTGGTACTGGTCCTCCAGACTGCCCAGCGTCAGCCTGCTCATACGCAGGACATCGCAGTCTTCGCAGCGCAATTCAAGGTGCCGGTTGCCGCTTCCGGTGTAAGCGATGTCGCACATGATCCGGTCTGACGCGTTGTGCATACGACAGTCCGTCACGGTACGGGCGGTCCGGTCTTCCACGCTGTCCAGCGCCTCTTCCACGGTCAGCCGACCGGCGTCCGCCGGGCGGTCCATGCCGTATGCGGCCTTCAGGAAGGCCCAGCCGTCCAGCGTGACGGTCCAGAGCAGCGTGGTGTCGTGGACCCGGTACTCACCCAACGCACCCAGTTCCGCGTTCGTGGACCAGCGGATCATCCCGCGGCGCTCCAGCGCCAGGAGCGTCCGCTTCTCCGGCTCCAGGTGCGCCCGGTAGGCTCCGCGGCCCAGGTAGACCAGCGCCTCCTCCATGGTCTGGCTGAGCTTCAGGGACTTGGCGGTGGCGGTCATCGGGTCCTTCTTTCCTGGGTTCCTGTGCTGCTGTGACTCCATAGTCCCGTGAATCCTGGTCTACGTCAAGTCATGTCATAGATTCTTTCCGGGACACGGCGAAGCCCCGGGGGACCGGGCCCCCGGGGCTGCCTGTACCACGTCTCACCTGCGGCGCTTCCCCTTGCCCTTCGGCTCCTCCAGGGTCTCCCGGAGTGACTTGATCGCGGCAGCGCTTCCGATCATCAGCACGGCCACCGCTCCGACGGCCGCAGCCGCCGCGATGACCAGCGCCACCACGGAACCCAGGACAGCGATCAGGACCGGCGCCAGGATGACCGCGATCACGGCCAGACCGCCGGTGATGACCAGTCCGCCGAGAAGGACGAAGAAGTACGGGACGTACCGGTCCAGGACGTTCTGACCGGGATTCTGGTTCACCGGCGCCGTGTCGATCACCGGCGCCGCGTAGTGGTGGTGGATGTGGATGACCTGGTCTCCTCCGGGGATCTGGCCCGTCTCCCCTGCCGAAGGCAGGTAGGTGGTCCGGTGGACCACCGCCTTGCGCTGCTCTTCCATGCTTCCTCACATCCAGTGCGACACGGCCCAGACCGCTGCCAGGAACAGCAGAACGATCACGGCCAGGGTGCGGTTGGCACGCCACCGGGCCGACCGCCTGTGACTCACGGGCGGGCCCGGCGCCGGACCACGGCGTACAGCGGCGCGGTGATGATGGCGTCCGCCACGACGATGAACACGATGGCCAGGAAGGTGGCCGCCACCGGACTGTTGACCTTGTCGCCCGGCAGCAGCGAAGCCACCATGGCGATCAGCAGCAGCACGGCCGCCGCGTGGACGAAGTAGATTATTTCCTTGATCGCTCGCATGATCGTTTTCTTCCTTCTCGGGTGTCTGACGCGGGTTGTGACGGATCGGGAGAGTGTCTTAGGTCGGAGCCGGTGTCAGCGGTCTGACAGGCGTTTCTGACAGCCTTCTGACAAGGGCTGACACCGGCTCTGACATGCGGTTCTGACAGGTACTGACACCGGCTCTGACAGGGTCTTCAGTTGGCCCGGTGGCCGTTTCTGATACGGGGGCGGACGACGTACGGGGGCTTGCCGTTGCTGGTCTCCAGGCGGCCGGCTTCGGTGAGGCGCTTCAGCTCCGCGTACACCCACTGCCGGGTCCGGCCGGTGATGCCCGGAAGCTCCGACAGTGCTTCGAAGGTGATTTCCGCGGCGCCGCCTGCCTCCAGTTCATCGATCTTGGCTTCCAGGGCCGCGCGTGCGTCCGCGGTGGACATCCGGCCGCCCGCGGGCTCCGGACGGAGGCTGAAGGACCCGGCAAATCCGGGGTCCGGGATGGGTTCGGTCACGTCGATCAGGGCTCCGTCTTCGTCGGGGACCGCGGTCAGGTCCAGCGCCTGCTCCCGGTCGTTGTCGGTTTCGCCGTACCAGTTCACCGGGTCTTCGTCCGGTGCCGGGACGTCCAGGGGGACCGGGGGCAGACCGGCGGTCAGCTTCGAGTCCGGCACCTGGATGCCGGCCCCCAGGCACATGGCCGTTCCGGGGTCCAGAACGGCCCAGAAGGGCCGGCTGGCGTCCAGTTCGGCACGCTTCTGGGTCCTGGTCAGCCGCAGTGCACGGCCTTCCACCGCCCACAGCGTCCGGTCGGTCCCGATCGACTCCGCGTAGTGCTTGCCGGGGAAGTCGGCACCCCACTTGGTGGGGTCTGCTCCGGCTTCCCGGGTGGTCGCGGACAGGGTGAACTTGGCGTCGTAGTCCTCCCGGCAGCCGAAGGCGAGTGCGTTGGCGAACAGACCGCGGGTCCGGCGGTCGATGTTCTGGTTGTGGGCGGTCTGCATGGACGCGAAGATGGCGAAGCCGACCGACCGGGCCGTCCTGACAGCGGTGTCAAAGTCGTCGTCACTGCTGCTCAGGACGGTTGCCGCCTCTTCGATGTCGATCATCACGAAGGGGATTCCGTGCAGCGTCCAGCATTCGGGTTCCCACTGCCCGTAGCCCACCGTTCCGTCGGAGCGCGGCAGCGTTCCCAGCCGCTCCGCCCGGTACCGGATGGCGTCCGGCAGGTTCTTGATCAGGCGCATGACCTGGGCCGGTCCCTTGGCCGCAATGGACAGCGTGTCCGCGATCTCCCCAAAACTCTGTTCGAACTTGTCGGGGTCCCCGACCACCGCGCAGAAGTCGATCCGGCTGCGGCCGTCGATGATGATCGTCTTCACACCTTCGGTCTTGCCGGAGTTCGGCACGCCTGTGACCAGCGTGTGTCCCGAAGGACGGCCGCTTTCGTCGTCGCCTCCCATCCAGATGGCCATGTCCGATCCGTCCCGCCGGCCGCCGTAGACCAGCGGTCCCGCGGCCACCGACTGGCCCGGCCGGGAAGGGCCGTTCCAGAGCATGACCGCGTTCGCGTCCTCCTCCGGCTCGAAGGCCAGGGTGACCTGGTCACCACGGCCCCTGACACCTGTCACGGTCACTTCGTTGGGGTCCATACCGACCGCGGAGGCGATGTGCGCACGGGCCGCGGTGACGTCTTCCACGGTGCTGTCACCCGGTTTGAGCTGGACTTTTGCCTCCACCCGGTTGCCTGACTCCTTGACCTTCTTCGTCCGGGCACCGGCCAGCGCTGACACCCGCTGGAACAGCGGGTCCTTGTGGCCTTCGGCCTTGTCGGTGTCGTGGTGCGCGGACATCGCACCGTGCCGGAGGTTCCACGCCAGGGACAGAACGACCGTGCCGAAGGCCCAGACCTTCACCATCTCCGGGTTGAGCGGATCGGTGGCGCTGGCCAGCGTGAACCAGCCGGTCACGGCGCCGGTGAAGACCGTGGCGAGAGCCCTGGTCAGTTCGTGGCGCCGGGCCCAGGTGGCACGGACATAAAGGGTCAGACCGACCGATCCGGCGCCCATCAGCGCCACCATCGAGCCGTCCCCCTGGACTGCGATGTGGGTCACCAGCGCCGCCGGCATCGCGGCGGCGCTGATGGACCACGGGACCATGTGCGGAAGCAGCCGGGAACCGGCCAGCTCTCCGACACCCAGACGCTTCGTTCGTACCGGTGACGTGCTCTTTCCCTTGCCGCTGCCGCTCATGGCCCTACCTCCTTCAGGTCCGGATACCGAAGTGCTTGGTCTTCTTGCGGGGGACGCCGGCCAGTTGGTCCCCGAACGCCTCTTCGAAGGTCTTCCAGACCCCCACGAACGCCACCGCGGCGTCCGCGGAGGCTTCCCCGGCCTTGTTCAGCCTCTTGGTCACGCGCCGCATCTTGAACACGGCCCCCAGGGACCTCACACCACGGTCCATGTCCCGGGCGCCGGCGGTCAGTTCGCCGCTCTGGAGATGGATCTCCACGGCAAGCCGGTGGAACAGTGCCCGGCCGGTCTCGCACAGCGCGTACAGGTCGTTCTGGTCTCCCAGCTCCTGGTCCACGAAGGTCCGGATCAGGGTGGCCAGATCCTTCTTCGCGCTGCTCCCCGCACCTGTCTGGCCACCGTTTCCGCTGGCAACGGGCATTCCGTCCATCCGAAGACCCCTCTCCCTTGCGTCCTGTTCGTTGGCCGGGCGGGTGCCGCGGGTGCTGTTCTCCCCCGGCTGCACCGGGGGCCGGGCCGGAGCCGGGCGCGCCGGGCGTGCCTGGGCAGGTCCCGGCAGGTTCCAGTCGTCGCTCACGGGCTGATCACTCCTCTCACGCACTCTGGTCCAGCGCGCGCCGGGCGCGCCGGATGCTGGTGTTGATCGTGTTGTCCTTCGTGTCCTGGCCGAACTTCTCCCGGACCAGAGCCTTGATCGTTGTGTTGTCCGTGTCCTCACCGCGGACCAGGATGTCCTGGATGAAGGAGGACACGGAGCCGTCCGCGGTCCGGCGGACGGAAGGCAGGGGGACAGCGGCCGGGACAGCCAGGGACATGTCCCCGTCGGTGTCCTCCGGCTCCGGGCCGTCCATGTAGGGGTCGTGGACCGGAGTGGGGACAATGTCCCCGTCGTGTCCCCGGGTCCGGTCCATCACCGTTGCGGTGTCCTGGGACACCCGGATGGTGTCCCGTCCGGCCGGCAGGACATCCGCGGTGTCCTTCAGGGCGTGTCCCGGGGACAGGAACGCCGTGTCCCATGACGGGACAAGCTCCGTGTCCAGGGTGTCCCCCGTGTCCTTGCTGTCCGGCAGGACAGCCGAAGTGTCCTTCAGGACACCGGCCGGGACACGGGACACGCTGTCCCCGGACGGGACAGCTCCCAGGACACCGGCGACACGGGACAGGGCGCGTGCGCCGGCCGGGGACGCGGCCAGGTGGAGCAGGTGTCCGAAGACCAGGGCCGGGATGCAGCTCACCACGACGGTCAGTGTCTGCTTGTACGTCCAGATGTCACCCGGCTGCCAGCCGCTGCCGTACAGGTGCGCGATGGGCTGTGCGGCCATCGCCAGCACGATGGAGACGATGGCGCCGCCTACGGCGGTCTTCTTGCCCGGGGCGCCCTTGCCGCGCTTGGTGGCCACCACGGCGGCTACACCGGCGTACATGGTCAGTACGGCCGGCATCCCCCAGGAGAGTTCCTTGTTCCAGCCGGCCAGGTGCGCCAGGTAGTGCTCACCGGGGGCACACATGATCAGTACGATCACAGCCACCGCGGGGCGGACCACGTTCTGGATGCCGTTAACCCAGGCCAGCTCTTCGTCCTTGTCCTTCACCCGGGAGCCGGGGACAGGGACAACCGTGGCCGTGTCCTTCGGGGACTTCTTCCACAGCTTCATCGTGTCCTCCTCCGTCGGGACAGGAATTAATTTAGTTGTCCCATTGAAAGGGACAGCGCCCGGACTGTCAAGGACAGATCCGGGCGCCGGAGGACAGGACACGGGACAGGGACACTACGGATGTCCCTGGGGGACATAGCGACGGGGACACTGTCCTGTCCACCGGCGTCCGTCGAAGAAGGACACCCAGTGTCCTCTGTCCCCGGTGTCCTGTCCTTCTGCGGTGAGCAGGACACCGCTGTCCCCCAGGACATCCGGGCTGTCCTGGGGGACAGCAGACAGGCAGGACATGGAGGCTGTCGCCTGGAGCAGCGCGCGGGACAGTCCCCGGAACGCCTCCGTAAGGGAGAACATCGTCTCCGTTGCGCGGGCCCGGCGCTCCGGGGCGGTGAGCGCCAGTTCCTCCGCGATCCGGGACAGCTCCGCCAGCGGGGACGGGGACACGGCGGTCACCGGTCCAGCTCCTTCACGGTGTCCTGCGGCAGAGCCGGAGACAGACGGTCCGATACGTCCACGGTCAGTTCCGCGGAGCGCAGCGTCCCACCGAAGGACGTGCTGACGCTGAAGCACTCCAGCCCCGTGGCGCCGGCCCGGCGCGCCTCCGCGCACAGGGACTCCATCCGCTCCAGCGTCAGCCCGCTCTTGTCCGTCTCACCGATCTTGACTGTAGCCGCCATCAGGGGGTGCCTCCCTCATTCCAGATGATCTCCGAGTAGAGCAGGTACGTCAGCGGAACGTCGTCCACGTCCGGCTGGCACCTGTGGATCAGGTTCTCCATGTCCTGGTCCGAATCGAGCGGCCGGCCGATCTGGAGGACACCGGAGATGCCCGCGGGCAGTCCGCCGGCCGATCCGGTCGCGTGGTAGACGTAGCCGTACAGGCCGTTCACCCCCGGTTCACCCATTCCACATACGGATCGACGGCCCAGCCGGGCCCGCGGCCGGTGGCCATCCAGACCACTACCTCCACCAGGACCAGCACGGTGAAAACCGGGATCGCCGTCAGACGCTTCAGGATGCCCATGGTCACCGCCCCCGGTCCGCGCGGCCGGCGGTGGACGTGGCGGGATGCGCGTTCCAGCGCCACGTCCTGCGGTCCAGGTGTTCGAACTTCGCGCCGGCGTCCAGCAGCCTGATCAGATAGTCTTCGTCCTCCCCGCGGTACCGGCCGTCTTCGAGCCGGTGACCTTCCCGGAAGCCTCCGATCTCCCGGACCAGTCCGGTACGCACCAGGTGCGTCATCGGGATGAAACTCCCCTGGCGCCGCAGGTGCGCTTCCTGCTCCGGGCCGAAGCGCAGCCCCCAGGGATAGGTGAGCTGACCCTGGAAGGTGACTGCGGTGGGGTCGGCGCCGCCGGCCATCACCGGGACGGGGTACACCAGATCCACGTCCGGGTTCATCTCCAGGACGCGCATACAGACCCGGATGTGGTGCGGCAGGAATTCGTCGTCGTCGTCCAGCCACGCCACCACGTCTGTCTCCACACGCGCCACGGCCCGGCTGCGCGCCTGTGCGGCACCGGTGCGGGTGGTGTCCCGCTCCACCACCACCTGGTCCGGGAACCGGGTCTGGGCACGCACCGACGCCATGGCGCGCTCGAAGAGCGCTTCGCGGCCGGGGATTGTCGGGATCACCACGGCCACGGTCAGGTGACGGGAGTTGCGCCCGGCGCGGCGCTTCGCCTCACCCATCGGTGTCCTCCTTCGGGAAGCAGCGCGCGATGCCTTCTTCCAGCGTCACGCGCGGTGTGTACACGGTCTGGAGCAGTTCAGGGTCTCCGACGCGGTACGCGACGCCCGACGGCTTGCCGGGATCGGGGAGGATCTGGTCCGGGGTGTAGCCGGCCGCCGCGCAGACCAGCTCCGCCAGACGCGTGAAGGACGTCGGGATGCCGGTGGCGATGTTGACCGGGATCTCCGCGTCCGCTCCGGCCAGCGCCAGGGTGGCGGCCACGATGTCATCGACGTGGACGAAGTCCCGGACACAGTCCCCGCACCACAGGCCGAAGGGGTCTTCCCGGCGCCGGGCCCGCTCGATGAACGCCCGGAAGGGGTACGTGTCGTCCTGGTCCTCTCCGTAACCGGAGAACGGCCGGACCACGGTGACCGGAACGCCGGCGTCCCGGAGCCGGTCGGCCATCTGCTCCCCGACCACCTTGGACAGGCCGTACAACTGGTCGGGCTCCGCGCCGTTCATCATGTGCTCTGTGAGGCTGTAGCGGTGGGCCGCGTCCTGGAGCCAGACCGGGTACGCCGCGGAGCTGGAGAAGTAGACCACCCGGCCGGGACGGGCGGCTGCGGCCCAGTGGAACATCTCCGCGTCCAGGGCGAAGTTGACCGAAGTGGCCAGCGGACTGCCGTCGATCGTCTCCCGGCCGCCGATGACGGCCGCCGCGTGGACGACCAGGTCGTACCGGCCGGGCACCCGGGCTCCGATGTTCCGGGTGAAGTACGCCCGGCAGTCCTGGGAGCTGGTCCGTTTGGTGTCCAGGCCGGTGACGTCGTACCCGCGTGCCTCCAGCTCCGTGCGGAAATGGCGGCCCAGGAAGCCCAGGTCCCCCGTGATCAGCGCTCTCACTTCTCCTCCAGGTGCAGAATGTGGACCAGGTGGTAATGGCCGCGGTAGCCGGCCCGGGTCCAGAAGGTCCGGCCGCAGCCGTCTTCCGGACAGACCTTCTTCAGGGACGTGCCCTGGAGCCGGTACGCCGGGATGAGCACCGGCCGGCCGCGCAGTTCCTGTTCGGCCCGGATGTGGTCCAGCGCGTAGTGGCCGCGGTAGCCGGCCCGGGTGAACCAGCCCCGGCCGCAGTCGCAAGTCACCAGGAAGACACCGTGGAACGGCTCCGGCACGGCCGGGGACCAGCCGCCCCGGGTGTTGGTCTGCCCGGTGCTGCTCACCGCACGGTCCTTCCGCAGTCGGGGCAGACCGCGGAGGCGAACTGCGGCCCTGGAGCATGGCCCCATACAGGGCAGATAAACGCCTGATATACGCGGCGCCGGACCGGCCGGTACTGGCGCGACGGACGCACCCCGCGCCGGCTCTTCACCAGTTGCTCCCGGAGCCGGACGTGTTGCCGCCGTGCCAGCGCCACTCCCAGGTCCGGCCGGAGTGGTGGACGAACTTCGCGCCGGCATCCAGCAGCTTGATCCACATCCCCCAGTCCTCACAGGGGTTGGCGGGGTCTCCGCGGTGCTCGAAGCCGCCGGCCCGGTGCAGCAGCTCCGTACGGGCCAGGACGGTGATCGGGATGTAGTTCTGGCGCTCCCGGATCACCTCCTCCCGGAACGGCTGGCCTTCGTACTCCGGGAAGGGATCGAATCCGCGGGGGACGTCGAACCAGGGGTACACCACGTCCGCGCCGGTGCTCTGTGCCGTGTCCAGGAGCGCGCGCAGATGGCCCGGGTACCAGACGTCGTCGGAGTCCAGGAAGGCCGTCCAGCGCGTGTTCACCACTTCCAGGGCTCGGTTGCGGGTGACGGCCGCTCCTTCGTGGAGCACGTCCACCGCCACGGAGAGCGCGGCTGCGGGCTGGGTCTGCTTCGACACGCTGGCCACGGCCTGGCCCAGCATCCCGTTCAGGAGGTTCGGGTGGTGGGCCGGGATCACGGCGGTGACGCCGGGCCGGTAGAAGTTGGTCTCTCGCTGGGTCATCGGTGCGCCATCCACATCTGGAAGCGGTAGGGGGAGCCGGCGAACTGCGGGGTGAACACGGTGTGGTCGTAGACCTTCCACCCGGCGGTGTGGAGCATCCGGGAGATGTCCAGACAGTCCCATCCCCAGTAGTGCTCCGGGTTCATCGCGGGATCGGTTTCCCCGTCCGGTGTGGTGATCAGGATGTTCCGGGACTTGGTGCGGACCGCGGCCAGGAAGGTGTCCGGGTCGTCCAGGTGCTCCAGCGTTTCGGAGCACACGAACAGGTCCACGTCCCGCATCGCCTCCAGGGTCTGCTCCACGGGCCCTTCGTGGAGTTCGATCCGTGACGCCAGATGGAAGACGGTGTTCGGCATCTCCACCCCGGAACGGACCTGGGAGCCGCGGGTGATCGAGTCGGAGAGCTTCAGGTCCCCCAGCACGACGGTCCAGTACCGCTTCAGGTCACTGGACAGGATTTTCTCCACGATGGCCGCGTCACCGCACGACAGGTCGGCTACGGAACCGGCCATCACCAGACCGCTGTCCAGGTGCTTGCGGACGAAGTCCGCCGTGGCGGCAACGCGCTCGATGTGGTCAGGCCACTGGGTGTGCTGGTAGCCGTCCGGGTAGCGGCCGGCGTAGAACTCCCGCGCGTCGGGGTATGCCTCCCGGAGCCGGACGCGCGTCACCGGCCGTACTCCGCGTTCACGCGCGACAGGGCCGCACTCAGACCGCCTTCGGCCGCGTCCCGGTAGGCCAGCCAGGCTCCGCGGTCCGCGGAGTCCACTTCCGGGGCGTTGGCCTCCCGGTACGTCTGGTCCATGCCCGCTTTGCCGTTGGCCGGGTGGATGTGCTCGATGACGACGTCCGGCAGGTAGACCAGGCCGTCCAGGCGCTCCCCCAGCTCCTTCCAGAAGTTGTCCAGGTACAGGTGGATCATCCCGGGCGGCACCATGTAGCCCAGCGCCCGGACGATCCGGGACTGAAGGAAGACCGCTGTGGGGAGGTTGGGCCCCTGGAGCAGGTCGTTCCCGTAGACCACCCGGGGCTGGAGGCTGTCCAGCATGGTCAGGACGGCCGCGTCCCAGCCGACAGTCCGGGGGAGGTGGTCGTCCCCCATGAAGCCCAGCGCGTCGTACTGGTGCGCGTTGACCGCGGCCATGTCGTTCAGGGTGGGCCCCAGGCGCTTGCGGTGGACGATGGCCAGTTGCGGCAGGTCCAGCCGGACGTATTCCATGCACTTGGGGTCGTCGTCGTCCACGACGTACAGGAAGTCCACTTCCGGCCCCATCACCGACATGGCGGAACGTGCCTCCTCCAGCCGGGCCACGTTCTCCGGCCGGCCGCGGGACGGCACGATCACCAGCATTCTGATCATTCCCCGGTTCCTTTCTCCATCGGTTCACGGGTCTCCGCCTTCGCGCGGAGTGGCTGGATTCGGGTCATGGTCCGGGTAGTGGCGGAACCGGAGAACGCGGCCACGGCCGCCTCCAGCTCCGCCATCCGGGTGACTATGGAATGGAGCGTGTTCACCGTGGCCACCGCGGTCAGCGGCTGGCCAGTGATCACGGCAATCTCCGCCAGCTTCAGCGCGGTGTCCTGGTCGTAGGGGTAGCCGTCCACAGTCCAGACCCGTCCGGAGTCGGCCGGGTCGAAGTCGGCTCCAGAATCGGAGTACGCACCGGTGGTGAGAGCGCGGATCACGTCCGCGTGCGCCGGTCTGCCGGTCACGGGCACGGCTCCTCCGTCCTGGCAGTCCACACGCTGGTCCCGGTCTCGCTGTCCAGGCAGCGCTTCACCTCTCCGCTGCCGGCCAGCCGGGACAGTGCCAGGTACGTCAGCGACGGGGACAGGCCCAGTGCCTCCGCGATCTGGTTCCTGCTCTTGGCTCCGTTCTCCTCCAGGTAGGTGAAGATCGTCGCGTCTCGCTTGATGTTGACCTCCGGCCGGGGTCGTCCGCGCCGGGCGGCTTCTTCAGCCATCAGGGGCTCCTTTGCTTTAGTCGAATCGACTAACTGTAGCTCACCGGGCGTTTCCGGACTGCTGCGCGGAGTACAGCGCGTACAGGTCGGCCGGAGTGACGTCCCCTTCCCACCGGCCGTCATCGAACAGGCGCCAGCCGCCTTCCAGCGCGGCGTGGTCCGCCAACTGTGAACAGATCATGTGGTTCCCGTCGCGGATGTACTTGCGCAGGTGCGGGGCAGGGATGTGGAAGCGGTGGAGCGCTATGGCCAGGTAGTCCAGCGCGCTGTACGGGACTCCGCGCAGACGTCCGGCTGCGATGGCCACCGCGTTCCGCTTGTCGTCCGGGCAGCGCAGGTACACCGCTCCCAGGCCGTCGTACCGGGACAGCGGGGAGAGCAGCGCGCCGCCGGGCATGGCTTCGATGATCGCCTGTCCGTCGTTCCAGTCCTCCGTGGACGGTTCGACCACGACGAAGGCGTGTTCGAAGTCGGAGAAGCCGTCACCGTTGAGCCACTGGCCGAAGCGGATCAGGCGTCCGACGGTTCCGGGCATCTTCACCAGCCCGATGTCCCCGGGCCGGGGTTCGTACGTCTCGGTGGGTCCGAGTATCATGATCTCCTCTTTCGGGGCAGGAAACTGGACGGCCCCCGGTGGTGAGGGTGGGAGGACACCTCACGACCGGGGGCCGCTTGTCGCAGATGGAGCAGGTACCGCGGTGGTACGGGACGGGCTACCCCCGGCCGCCCGGGGGCGGTGTCTTCGGGATGTCGGGCTCTGTGGTGCACCCGCCTTTGCGGCAGTTGGGAACCGAACAGCTCATAGGACCCCCTGGTGGGACTTCCGGGATTTCCTTTTACTGGTTCGACTATATTGGCTGTACGGCCGGGCGCAAGACTCAGGACCGTTCGGTGTCCACACCGGGATCATCCAGGAACTGCTCCAGCGCGGTGCCGATGCCGTTGTCCTGCTCCCCGGCCTGCTCCAGCATCTCCTGGACCGGCTTGGACAGGAACCGGCCGCGTCCGGCGCCGGGGCTGGAGAGCATGAACACCGCCTCCATGGCGTCCCGTGCCTCCCGCAGCTTGGTCCGGTCGGTCTCCCCGGGCATGTTGGACATGCCGGAGGTGAGCACGGAGTACCGGGACCCGGCTGTGGCGAACACGGCCGTCTCGAACCACCGGCACGCCGTGCACGGCCGGCCGTCGGTGAACCGGCCCGTGTGGCTGTGGACCTCCTGGCGCGTGCTGGCGAACCCCAGCAGCCGGCCGGCGAAGTCCGCCGTGCCGGTGCTGCTCAGGGGGATGACCCAGCTTCCTTCGGTCCCGACGTCTTCCGGTTCCGGATGCCCGTGTACGGCCATGGTGTGTCCTCCTCTTCCTCGTTCCTTGCTGCCCAGTGAAGCACGGACGGAGCCGGTCAGCCCCCGGTGGCCGGGGGCTGCGGCTCCTGGTCCGACGGCTCCCCGGGGAAGTCCTCCCCCATGAAGTCGTTGGCCTGTTCGTCGCGCTGAGCCAGGAGCCAGGCGTCCAGGGCCCAGCGCAGCGGGACGGAGGCTTCGGTCTGGTAGTGGGTTGCCGCGCGTTCGTACGCGGCCTTCATCTCCGGAGTCACGGCCAGAGAGATGTGGGCGGTGTACCGTCGTGTTCCTTTAGCTGCCATGACTTAAACGGTACGCTGTCTGTACCATAAGATGCAAGCCTAGGGGACACGATGACACAGATCAAAATCGGATCGGCGGACCTGTCGATCACCTGTACCGGCTTCGCGCGGACCGACGGGACCACGGGTCTGATCAAGACGAAGACGGGTGACGGGGACCGGCGGCTGGTCATCATCCGGAACGCGCTGCTGGCGGAGATCTCCGACGCGGACGTGGTAGTCATCGAAGACGCCCCCACGGGCCTGAAGGGCAACGCGGCGAAGGCGATCCTCCATCTCCAGGGAGCGGTCCGGGCGGAGCTGCTGTCCCGCGGCATCCCGTACGTGGAGATCGCCCCGTCCACCCTGAAGAAGTACGCCACCGGCAACGGGAGCGCCACCAAGTCCGACATGGCCATGGCCGCGTACAAGCGGGCCGGGATGGAGTTCGAGAAGGACCGGACCGGGGACCAGGCTGACGCGTGGTGGCTGCGCTGTGCGGGGCTGGACCGGTACTCCGCGGACGGCGGCCTGTCCTTCGTACTGCCCGCGGACCAGCGCGCCGCGCTGGGGAAGGCACAGTGGCCGGAGCCGGTGCGGTACTGCCCGGTGTGCGCGGGCTTCTCCCCGGTGCTCCACCGCAACTGTGTCCTGCGCTGACCGGTCCGCGGACAGCGGAAAGCCCCGCTCCGGGGGGAGGAGCGGGGCTTCCTTGTGGCGCCGGGCGGAAGGGCGGTTCGGGGAGTCCCGCCGGGCGCCGGTCCGGTCAGGCCCAGGGGTCGTCCGCCGGCGCCGCTCCGACGGCCGCCGGGGTCTGGTCCTGCGCGGTGCCGGCGGCTTCGTCGGAGAAGTCGTCCAGGACACCCTTGGCCGCATCGGCGTTCTGGTCCGCCGGGGTCCACTTCGCGGTGTGGGTGTGGGCCCGGTAGCCCTTCGGGGTCTTCCGGTCGGGACCGCGGGTGATCTCCACCAGCGCCCCGACTTCGAGCACGGCCGCGGAGCCGTCCAGGTTCTTCGCCTTCGCCAGCGCCTGGGACAGCGCCTTCTGGACGCTGCTCTTGGCGTAGATGGTCCGTACGCCGTCGTCGTCCGGCAGGGGGACTTCCACGTACGCGTTGGACTCCCACTTGTGTCCGATGACCGGGCCCTGGATCTCCAGGAGGAGCTGGCGCGCCTCACGCGGCTTCGGGGTCGGCTTCAGGTCCGACTCCTTCACCAGTGCCTTGCCCTGCCAGTACAGCGCCTCCCCGGAGTCGTTGTCCGTCTGGGTCCGCATGGACCAGCCGGTGACCGTGCCGCGGACGGTGTACCCGTCCCTGGGCCACTGGGCCGGGGTCGTTCCGCCGGAGAGGAATCCCCGGGCTTCCTTGTCTTCGTCGTCGCCGAACGGGTCGCTCATGATCTGTTCCTCCGGTACGCCTTTTTCGCCTTTTCACCGTTGATGATGCCTGGCGGGTTACCACGTCTCCCGCCCCTGGGGGTCGCTGATCGCTGCGGCTGCCGGTTGTCTCCCCGGTGCCGTCCACGGCGGTTGTCTCTCCACCGCCCCCAGCCCTTACGTGTGCGGACCGGATTCGAACCGGTGACCTCCCGTGCGCCCCCGAAAGGGTTCCGGATAGGGTGCTCTATCCCCTGAGCTACCGCACGCCACGTTTAACGCCCGCCGGCCTTCCGGAGGGACCAGGCGGACCTGGTGTCGCGGAAGTCTTCTCCGCCGGGAACCGGACCCGGCAGCCACCGTACCGAAAGGCCGGCGGGGGTCGTCCTGGTACGGCGGAAGTTCTGGACGGGACCTGGGGGTCCGTCCATAGCACGATGGTTGTTTCCCCAGGTCCCGACGATCGCCGTACCCTTCCGGGTGCGGCTTCTGCTGTGCAGCCTACCCGATTTAGTTAATTCGGTCCAGCCTAGAACGGAGGTTCCGCCAGTGCCTCCTTCCCGATGGCGATCAATGCCGCCAGCCGGGTCTCCGGCATCCCGGCCGCACGCGCGGCGGCCACCGCGGCGCGCGCCTGCTCCGTGGTCGTGAGCGCCCGGAACCGCTGCTCCCAGGTGGGTTCCGCGGCCGGAGCCGGGGGCGCCTGGCGGACCGCTGCGGCGGTGGCCAGGCGGTGCTTGGCGTTCTCATAGAAGCCGTTGATCTTCTCCCGGGGCATCCCGGACGCCTGGGCCTGGCGGCACTGGTCCAGGAGTTCGTCCATCGTGGCCGCAGCGTCGAACCGGGCCTTCCAGGTGGGTGCCGGGCGTTCCTGCGGCGGCACTGCGGCCGGGCGGGGAGCAGGCGCCGCCGCGGGGGCGGGACGCTGCGGCCGGCGGCCGGGCTCCGCCATCGCGCTGTTGAACTGCCGGTTGAGTGCCAGCCGGATGTACTTGTTCAGGACGTCTTCAGGCATCCCGGCCGCACGCGCGGAACGGACCAGCTCCCGCAGGTCGTCCTTGGTCATCATGACGTCGAACCGGTCCTTCCACACCGGCTTCCCGGTCCCCTGCGCGACCGTGGAGCCGGCCGCCTTCGCGGTGGCCGCCAGGTTCTGCATCCCGGCGGCTGCCTCCTGCGACGTCGTACCGCCGTAGTGGCGGTCACCGGGCCGGATCGTCCGGGCCGGCGCTCCGGACTCCGCCGCGGTGGCCGGGTCCTGCGGCTCCGGCTCCCCGCAGTCGTCCACCGTGCAGAACGATCCGCTGTTGCCGTTGCCGTCGTCCGCGTACTCGAAACGATGGACGTGCCGGGGCACCCGCGCACCGGTGGCCGTCGCCAGATCCTCCCGCTGCTCCGGGCTCAGCCGGTCCAGGACGGTGCCGGCGCCGGTGACCGACGGGTGGCCGGTGGTGAGCTGGGCCGCGGTGGGACGGTCGTAGCCGGCGCCGGTCAGTGCCTTGTCCACGATCGCTCCCACGGCCGCTCCGGTGAACGATGCCGGGCTGACCACGGTGGCGAAGTTCTTGACCTTCTGCCGGGTCTGGATCTGCTTGCAGAGCTGCGCGCCTTCCCAGCCGGCCTCCAGGTCCACCGCGTGCACCGTGCACGTGTGCTCCCCGTACGGAGCGTGCATGACCAGGCCGACGTCTTCGCGTACGGCGGGGACCACCCAGTCCGTGCCGTCCAGCGCGCTCTGACCGGGGCGCCGCCAGGTCCAGGTGATCCCCTTGCCGGGGACCCGGACCGGGGTGGCCAGGCCGTGCGTGTTGATGCCGCGTGCGTACAGCGCCACCTGGATGGCGATCTCCGGCCAGGCGTACGACAGGTCCGCACCGGTCTTCACGTCCCCGACCACCCAGTCCCCCGCGTGCAGCTCCACCAGCTTGCCGCTGGGCAGCGTGACCGAGAAGTCCCGGGTGATCAGGTAAACCCGGTCGAAGGTGCCGGCCACACCCAGCTCCATCACGACCGTGCCGCGCTCGATCAGGTACGGCACGGACTCCAGGCCGTACTCCGCGGCCTTGCCCAGGTAGGCGCTGACGTCCCCGCGGAACTCCTGGGGAACGTCCGCGATGTCCTGGATACCGCCGTCGATCTTCTCCGTGTGACCGTGGAGGATGGTGCCCTTGCGGGCCCGGTCCTTCGCACCGGCGGCCATCTTGGCGTCTTCCACCACGCCGTTCAGGAAGTCGCGCCGGGTCTTGGCCAGCTCGAAGGGCGCCAGCCCCTCCTGGGCTCCTTCTTCCAGCACGGTGCGGACCTTGC